AATCAGAAGTAAACACGAGGATTTATTAAACTATTTTATATATGATGATAAGGACTTATCAAAAGAATATGTCAAGAAGTCAAGAAAGTTTTTAAAAAGTATTGACAACAAGAAAGTTATTGATATATTCAAAGAAGTAAATAATATATCAAATACAAGAAAGGACATATAATGTATTTAGAATTTAGTAAATCAAAGAAGTTATTAAACATTGATAACAATGCTAAGACTATTAAAGGGCAAAAGAAAGGCTATAAGACCGCTATTTTATATCTTGCCCCTAGTACACAATCGGGGTTTAATGTATGCCCTCAAGCCTCATTAGGTTGTAAAAAAGCCTGTTTATATACTGCGGGGCATGGTAGGTTTAATAGTGTAAAACAAGGACGTATCAATAAAACAAGGTGGTATATTCAAGAACGTAATACCTTTATGGCACGATTAAAAAGAGAAATAACTAATCATATAAAAAATTGTAGTAATAAGGGGTTTATACCTTGTATTCGTTTAAATGGTACAAGTGATATTTCATGGGAAACCACAGGAATATTTGAAGAGTTCCCAAATGTACAATTTTACGACTACACCAAGATATATAAAAGGTCTTTAAAATATGTCAATGGTGAATATCCTAGCAATTATCATATAACGTTTAGTCCTTAATGAGGATAACCTACAAGGAAGCATTTGACATATTGTGGAGGGGTGGAAATATATCCGCAGTATTTAGGAACTGAAATTACCACAAACTTACAAGGGCTATAAAGTTATTAATGCTGAATGAAACAGACTTTAAGATTTACAGATCGCTAATTACGTTATATGCGGATTACTGGCAAAAGGGACAGCTAAAAAAGATTATAGCGGATTTGTACTTGACTAATCACTATAATATGTTATTATTAAATAATAGAAAGGACTAACAATGACATACTTAATAAATGATATTACTTTTTATAAAGTAGATGATGAGGGAAACGAAGAACTAAACAAAGACGGAACAACAAAAATATATCAAATCAAACAAGGTATAAGAGTTAAGGCTTTTGAATACTTGCCAGATGAATTTGAAGATGATATAATGGAAACAAGAAAGGATTAACAATGATATCAAAAGAAACATTACTAAAAATAAAAAAAGGAACTAAGCTTATAGTAAATAATGGATTGGGGCGGTGTCATGCAATATCTTTAGAGAGTGCAAGGCAAGGACGAGGATTCAAACAAACATTACTTGTAGATTTAAAAGCAAGTCAATTAGGATTCTTTGATGAAATGGGAAGTATTTATATTAACGAAGTTTTAGAAATAATAGAATAGAAAGGACTAACAATGAAACTAGATGACTTACTAACAATCCAAGCGATAGCAGAAAAAAGGGCAGTACCCATAGATATATTAGAAAATGAATATGAGTATTACTCAAAAAGTAAAGATATAGATATAAAATTATTAGATTTAGATTTAATACATTTTATAAGAATCTTTTTGAATCAAGTAGAAGAGTATAACAATGGCACAAAAAGAGAGAGATTAGAAGAGATACAATATTCATTGAATCAAATATTAGAAGATGTAAGGGAGTTAAAGGATGAATAAAAATATAAAAGAATATTTAATTATATTTGCATTTCTATCTATACCAATTGCATATGTATTATTAATATTTATATACATGAGGTTTTATCAATAAAAATACAGTAGAATCAAGGGTTTATTTACACTTGACAAACTATTTATATGTGATACAATAGAAGTATAGAAAGGACTAACAATGACAAAAGATGAACGAGCCTATAAAATAACAGATAGAATATTTTGGATATTTATAGAAAATACACATCCGAGTTATCTCAATGACTATATAGAAGAAGACCCAGACAATCCACAAGGAACGAGGAACACAGAGAGAGGGCGGGAACTATTTAATGAACTAGAAGAATTTGTGAAAGGGACACTATGACAGATATAAAATCATTGAATGAAGTATTAAAAGAAGATATAATAGATGAGATTGAATCAATGACAGTGCATGAGTTTCAAGAACTTCTAGATAAACATTACTTTAAAGCATTAAATGACCACTTAGATGTAGGCATACAAGACATGGTTGAAATACTATTTGAAGAAAGGGCAGAATGAAAGACGAATGGACACAAGAATATGTTAAATATTCAAATGAAGTATTAAAAGAAAATATAATAGATGAGATTGAATCAATGACAGTTCACGATTTTCAAAATATCTTAGACAATAAAAAATTAGATGTACAAGTAGACGAATTAGATAGAATCATTGATGAATTATTGAATGTTCTATTTGAAGAAAGGACAGAATAATGATTGACAAACTAAAATTAATACAGTATAATTTAAGAGATACAGAAAAATATTTGTTTAGTATTATTAAAAATGAATGGATGAAAGACCATCCCCATTTTATATATAATGATAAGCAAGTCTTAAAAGATATAATTAAGAATCTTACAAAAAGACAACGAGAAATAAATAAACTAATCAATGAACTAAAAGGGGATAAATAATGGCAACGGCAAGTGAACTACAAGAACAATTAAAGAAAGCAAAAAGAGAATTACGAGAAGCGAGGGAAGAAATAAAAGAGTTAAGAATTAGAGAACAATTATATTTAGAAAGGTTGGATAATTGGGCAGAAAAGAATCAGTATTTAAATAATAAAATATCTAATATAACAATGGACGAGGTGGCACAAATGCAAAAAGCTAAAGCAGAATATGTGGATAAGTATACAAAAGATTTAGAGGTGGCAGAAGCATTTGATAAACAATCACAAGTAAAATTAGATACTTTGGGGGTTAATAATGAATAATGGATGATGAAGAATTAATTAAGTTATTAATGGACTTAGAGAAGAAAGGTTGGGCCAAGAAAACTGATTGGGGTGGTTGGGAGATAACCGACAGGGCCAAGAAGATGATAGAAAAACATGGTAAAGAGAAAGCTATGGAAATGTTTGCTATTGAACAAGACGAATTAGAGATTGAATTTGAGCCGGAAGAAATGATTAACCGGACTTTACACTAGATAGAACATACATGAGGGGTAATAACTACCCCCTGTATGACGCTTAAAAGCCAAAATAATTACACATTATGCAACCTTTTTAAGTTTTTCAGCTTTAAGTTGTTCTTTTGCCCACTGCCAATCATTTGGACTGTATTCGACTTCGACATATCGTGAGATATTGTCTTCATCAATACCAAGCTTATCAAACATATTGACAAAAAAACTGATAGATTTTTGAGTAATACCAAAAACATTCATAATTTCACCTCCATATACCTTCTATTATACCAGCCTACAGGGTTTTTACAAGTGCTAAGATTCGACAACAGATATGCATTTAAGTAATAATTTATTACCAATTAGTTTAAAATAGTTGTTGACAGAGGCATACTAATTTGAGATAATATAAGTATAGAAAGGAAATATTATGGCGCAAAAAATGTATGGTATTATAAGTAAAGCTATAACAGGCATAGCTAAATCAAAAAGATTAGCTAAGAAGAAGAGAATCAAAAAAAGAATGAAAGGAAGAAGAAGATGAGTTGGACAAACAAAAGCTTAAAACAATTAAATCAAGAAAGACAAGAAACAAAAGAAATAGCAGAGGAATTATATCATACCTTTATGTCTTATCTACCTCAACGAGAAAGAGATGAGTTTATACAAAGGTATAATCTTACACCGGACACTACTAACACAGACATGGGTAAAATGCTTATTAAAGATATACACAGAGTTGTTAGAGAGAATTGGTATTAATGAATTGTTGGAGTTGTGGAACTGAGTTAATATGGAATAATGATTTTGATTTAGAAGATGAAAACGAATACTTTAAATTATTAACAATATTAACTTGCCCTAAGTGTGAAAGTATGGTAGAATGTTATCATGAAAGAAAGGAAGAAGAAGATGAAAAAAACGATTAACTGTCCCGAATGTCAAGGTAAAGGTTATATACCTTGGGGTAATAAGAATGATGAGATAGATGAATGTGAGACCTGTGAGGGCCATGGTGAGTGGATAGAAGACGAGGAAGAAATGGATAAGATATACCCACAAATAACAGATGATGAAATAAATGTTATGTATGAGGATTTCTTCTATGGGGATATTGATGAAGCAATAAGGGAGTATGAAAAGAATGACAAAAATTATAGATATGCCTAAGATGTGGACTGTAATAGTCAAAGAAACAAGAACAAGAAAGTATTATGTCAGAGCCAATACAGAACTAGAAGCACAAGAAAACTATTTATTAGAAGGTTTGACTTCTGATTTGTATGATACAGACTTTGATAGAATGATTCTTAGTGCAGAACCTACTAAGAAATTAGATGATGAGTAGATTTCTACAGGTATATATAACCCCCGTAGACAATTATATGTTAACATATTTTTTTCAATTTGTCAATATAAATTTTTTTCTTGACAATAGAATTAATTAGTGTATACTGTTAAGTATGGATTATAGATATCAATTAGACAAAATCAAAGACCTCAACATAGGAAGTGGTCAATCCTATCGAGGGGACTGTGTGTTTTGTTTGAATAGAAATACTTTATCTGTAAGACATGAGAATGGAAGATTGGTATGGAATTGTTTTCATGCTAATTGTACGGCAAAAGGTATGACAGATTCTGAACTTCGAGCAGAAGATTTGGATAAATTTTTAAGCCCTTCATACGATGAACCTTCTAAAGAGTTTGTCATACCGAAACATTTTGTGACTGTGTTTGGTAATAATAAAGCAAGAGATTATATAGAGAGTTTTGGTATACAAGATACGGAAGCAAGATTAATGTATGATGTAAAACAAGATAGATTAGTATTCTTGATAGAGGAAGACGGACAGGTGGTGGGTGCAGTAGGTAGAGCCTTATCAAACAACCACTGGCCCTCAAGCCTAAATGGTATAAGTATGGTACTCCCCCTGTCCCATTTATTGTAGGTACAAATAAATACGTAGGTTTCATAGTAGAAGATTCTATATCAGCATGTAAGGTGGCACTTGCCGGATTTACAGGGGTAGCCCTTATGGGTACAAGTATACCCAATAACTTTGTGTCACCGATAGTTGATAGAATAGATAGTGCGTATCATCTGTTTAGACAGGGATGCCACAGATAAAAGTTTTAAGTTAAGAGATTGTCTATCACATATCATTCCTACACAAATTAAAATGATAGACAAAGATTTAAAATGGTTAAGTGTAGATGAACTAAAAGAATGGGGTAATAAATTATGCGAGACTTTATAGCATTAATGATATCAATAACTATTGTGTTTGCATTTCTAATTTATTTAGTAGCAAACCTACCTAATCCATATTTATAATGAGGGTACAACCACTCATATATAATTTTGAATATCAAAGAAAAGGTAATACTAGAAAAAGTATTAAGGGTAGATTTAAAGTTAGTGAAACATCTAAAGCTTTTTGGGCCAAGAATAGAAATAATTATTCTGACAAAGAAAGTCCTAAAGCTTCTAAGAATAGTATATTAGGTTTAAGAGACGGGGTTAGATTAATAAATAAGCTGAATACTATAACAGAAACTATTGATTCTAAAGATTATGTTATGCCAATATACAAACATGATTTTATAAAGATAGAATCTTTTATACCAAGAACTAGCAATAGACTAAAGTATAAAATGAAAATACCTAGAAGCATACGTTCTATCACAGGTGCTGTTTTATACTTCAAAGAAAGGAAAACAGTGTTTGATAGTTATGCATTAGCAAAAAATTATGCTGTCAAATTAGAAAAACAGCATGTAGACTACACTAAGAAGCAGTATGAAGAATACTTTAAGACAAATAAATACGAGTAGAAAGGGATAATATGTTTGGTAAAAAACACTTAATGACTGTGACTGTAGAGATACCTTATGAAGTAGAGGTAGCCGGAAATGTATCTGATATAGATGAGACATGTAGAAAGAAAGTTTCAGAATCTTTTCAAAAAGAATTTGGGATTTCACTTGACATTGAGAGAATGTATGTTAGAATAGAAGAAGAAGATTATGTTGAATAAAATTATTATACTATTATTATTATCAAGTTGTTCATTTAAGTTGACACAAGATAAAGAAATAGAAAAAGGTATTGTAGATAACCCTGTGACTTTAAATAACGAGAAGATAATAGTAGAAGATTTAGAAGATGAGCAAGAGTTGACACCATTAGAAGATGCTAAAAGAAGAATGGAACTAAAACTTTTGGAACTACAGGTGGAAATAAACACAGAAAGTCAATGAATGGAAACAGGCAACCTAAGATTATATATACTTAGAACACTATTAACAAAAGATAAATATGATAAACTAAAATCAGAAATAGATATATCTATATTTCAAAATGGGGCTAGAGAAATATATAAAACAATAAGCAATATCTATAAAGATAATCCTAACATTACACAAATAAACTTTAGTGATTTAAAGTTAGCCTACTTTAATACTTACTATCCTAATACTAGCTATGCCTCTCAAAAGAATATACATGAACTAATAGATAGCCTAGAAAGACAAGAAGAACCTAGCGATGATGTTGTTGCTACCGCTTTGAAGTCTATGTATCGAATCAAAAAAGCAGATGAGTTAGCAAGAATATGTTTAGATATATCTAACAATCCTAGTAGCACTAGTCTTAAACAAGTAGAAAAGTTTATGGCTAATGTAGATGAAGAACAAACACAACAAGAAAGTGAAGCAGTCACCAAAGATGTGGATAAAATTGTAGAGGCATTACAAGAACAAGGGGAGTTTAAATTTAATTTAAATTCTCTACAAAGAGCAACCAATGGTATTGGTCGAGGAAACTTTATGATTGTATTTGCTAGACCGGATGTAGGTAAGACTGCATTTTGGGTTAGCCTTGTGGCCTCACCTAATGGATTCGCATGGCAAGAAAAGAAAGTTTCTATCTTTGCTAATGAAGAACCGGCAATCAGAACACAGATGAGATTACTTAATGCTTCCACAGGATTACAAAGGGGTAATATTCTTAATGGTAGTAGAGATTTAGCTAAACAAAAGTGGTCCACAATTAGTCCTTACATAGATAACTTTGATTGTGTGGGAAAAACTATGGATGATTTAGATGAGTATTGTTCCACTAATGATGTAGATATATTAATCATAGACCAATTAGATAAGATAAATGTGACAGGTAAATATAATGCTACCCATGAAAAGTTAAGAGAAGTTTATACTCAATCAAGAGAGTTGGCCAAACGGCATGACATACTAGTGATTGGAATGTCTCAAGCTTCAGCAGAAGCACAGGGTAGGTCTAGGGTGACGTTTAGCACAATGGAAAATTCTAAGACAGGTAAAGCTGCGGAAGCTGATATCATTTTAGGTATTGGTAAAGAAGACGAAGTAGAAAATTATTTAGAGGATTGTGTTAGATTCGTGACACTATCTAAGAATAAACTAACAGGTGACCATGCAGAGTTTGAGGTAATACTTAGACCCACAATATCACGTTATGCAGAAAGGAACTAGATGCCCTATAAGGATAAAGAAAAAAGGAAAGCTTATCATAAATCTTGGAGGGAAGCCAACAAAGAAAAAGTAAAAGCTTCTAAGAAAGCTTGGAGGGAAGCCAACAAAGAAAAAGTAAAAGCTTCTAATAAATCTTATCGTGAAGCCAACAAAGAAAAAAATAAAGCAACTAAGAAAGCTTATTATGAAGCTAACAAAGAAAAACTAAAAGCTTCTCATAAAGCTTATTATGAAGCCAACAAAGAAGAACTAAAAGCTTCTAAGAAAGCTTATCGTGAAGCCAACAAAGAAAAACTAAAAGCTTCTAAGAAAGCTTATTATGAAGCCAACAAAGAAGAACTAAAAGCTTATCGTAGCCATTATGCAAAAAATAATAAAGGATTAATTAATGCTTATAATTCTAAAAGACAAGCAGATAAAATTAGGGCTACTCCTTTGTGGGCAAACTTAGAAAAAATAAAAGAAATATATAAAAATTGTCCTAAAGGATATCATGTAGACCATATTATCCCTCTAAGAAGTGAATATGTTTGTGGATTACATGTTGAAAATAATTTACAATATTTAACGGCTACAGAAAATCTTCAAAAAAGTAATAATATTATTGACAAGTATTTATAGAAAGGACTACAATTGATAACAGTATTAGATATAGAAACAACATTTACAAAAGAGGGTGACCCTTCACCATTTAATCCGGATAATAGATTAGTGAGTGTAGGTATTAATGATGAATACTATTTCTTTTATCACGATGAAGAAATTAAAAAAGACTTGACAGAAAGTAAAAAGGCTATACAAAATATACTAGATAAATCAGATGTAGTGGTAGGACATAATCTTAAGTTTGATATGTCATGGCTCTATCAATGTGGATTTACATATAAGGGTAAGCTTTATGATACTATGCTAGGTGAGTATATTATAAACAGAGGTGAAAAGAAATCTGTATCACTAAAAGAATCCTGTAGACGTAGAGGTATTAGTTTAAAATCAGATATACTAGCCACCTACATGAATGAAGGTTATGGTATACATCAAATACCCATGTCAAAATTAGAAGAGTATGGTAAGCAAGATGTTAAGATAACAAAAGAATTATATGAAGTACAAACACAAGCCTTTGATAACCATGCTAATACTAATCTAATTCCTACTAGAGACTTGATGAATAATTTTCTACAGGTCCTAATAGATATGGAAATGAATGGTAATCATGTAGATTCTGATAAACTAGATTTAGTTGAGAAAGAATTAAATCAAGAATACTATAAACTAAAAAACAAAATAGATAAGATTGTAGCACAAATGATGGGTGATACCAAAGATAAATCTATCATCTACAGAGGATTTATCTAAGGTTATTTATTCTAGAAAGGTACAAGATAAAAAACAATGGGCAGAATTATTTAACATAGGTATAGATAAAAGAACTAAAAGACCTAAACGTAGGCCACGTATGACAGATAGAGAGTTTCAACATAATGTATCTAAGTATACTGATACTATATATAAAACTGTGGCTAGTCAATGTAAAACTTGTAAAGGTTTAGGTTTAATTAGACACACTAAGGTAGACGGAACACCTTTTAAGAATATGTCAAAATGTCCGGACTGTAAAGGTGAGGGTATGATATTCTTAGAGACAGAGGCCAAGGCAGGGTTTGGTTGGTCACCTAGAACAATACATGACGCTTCTCAAGGTGGATTTAAGACAGATAAAGATACATTAAATAAAATATCTGTGTTTGCAGAAGGGTACATTAAAAGAATTTGTGGATAGTATTATGAGATATAGTGCAGTAGAAACCTATCTTAATACATTTATAACAGGTATTAAAGACAATACAAGAGAAGATAATATACTTCATCCCTCATTTAATCAGCATATAACTACTACAGGAAGACTATCTAGTTCTAAACCTAACTTCCAAAATATGCCAAGAGGTGATAAGTTTCCTATCAAGAAAGCTATTACATCTAGATTCTACAATGGTAAAATTATTGAAGTAGACTTTGCACAATTAGAATTTAGAACTGCTGTATTCTTAGCACAAGATAAACAAGGTATGATTGATATAGCAGACGGAGTTGATGTTCACCAATACACTGCAGATGTTATTGGGTGTTCAAGACAAGACGCAAAGGCCCACACATTTAAACCTTTGTATGGTGGGATGATGGGTAAGAAAAAAGAAAAAGAATACTATCAAAAGTTTTTAGAGAAGTATGAAGACATTGCAGAGTGGCATAAGAAGTTAGAAGATACTGCAATCAAATCTAAAATAGTAAGACTACCGAGTGGTCGAGAATATTACTTCCCTAATATCTATAGAAGAAAAGACGGCAGTAGCACACAATCTACTGCAGTTAAGAACTATCCTGTCCAAGGTTTTGCCTACTGCAGATATAGTTCCTATAGCCTGTATTAATGTATGGAATCTATTGAAAGAAAACAATATGAAGACATTATTAATCAATACTGTACATGATTCTGTGATATTAGACGTGCATCCGGATGAATATAATCAAGCCATAGACGTCCTTAACAAAGGTTTTTCTAGCATAAAAGAATCACTAAAAGAAAGATTTGATTGTGAACTTAACGTGCCTTTGGATTTTGAAATAAAGAGTGGGGAAAATTGGCTTGACTTATCCACAGAAGTATGATACAATATAATAATATAAGGAGACAAATATGTCAAATGAACTAAGCAATCTAGACAATTTATCTAACGATAAGATAATGGCTATGGTCGGCCAAGATGTCGACATGGGTGGCTCATCTTTAGCTAGGTTGTCTATTAACTATGAAGCAGAAGATAGTGACGGCAATGCTATCAAACGAGGCTTGTACAAAGTAGAAGGTACAAGTAAAGGCACGATGTACGCAGAGAAAGTTTCTTTTAGACCTTTCTTAAATACATTTCAGTATAAGAAGTATGATGAAGAAAACGAACAGAATAATTATAAGACTGTTATGTTTAGAAGTTGGTCGGATTCTAAGATAGATACCAATGGAACTGAATCATGTGGAAGCGTACCCAAAGCAGAACGAGAAAATCTAGACCCTGTTGCTAAGATAGAACAGGACAAGATTACTTGTTATAGAAATGTCTTTGGTGTAGTGTCAGCAAAAGGTAAATCCTCAAAAGGTGAGGATATTATTTTAACAAGTGAACCTGTAGTATACAGAGTAAGAGGTGTAAACTTTATGCCAATCGGCAACATGTTGCAAAGTTTATCCAAACGTAATAAGATTATGTATAATACTTTACTTGAGTTTGACGGCACAGAAAAACACACTAAAGGTAGTGTCACTTACTTTGTTGCCAAGATTAAAGACGGCAATAAGGATGTTAAGTTTTCTGATACAGATAAAGAAACATTAAAAGGTTTCTTAGAGTATGTAGAATCAGAAAATAACTATGTTAAAGACGAGCATAGTAAATCTAAGAAAGGTCATACTACTGCATCAGATGTATTAGATGACGAGATACTAAAAGAAGTAACAGCTTGACTTTCTTAGAAGAAGTAAAAGCATTATTGTCACAGGCCCAACACAAGCCTGTGGCAATACCTAAAGAGATACTAAAGCAGTTTTTAAAAGACTGCAAACAGGCCGTAGAAAAACAGTTTACTCAAGAGAGAGAATCAGAATTTAGAATTAGAATGTCTAGCATTGGCAAACCTTTATGTCAATTACAAATGGAAAAGAAATATTCCGGTGGCAATGCTATACAGTCTTATGAAAACTATAATAACAAGTTAAGATTTTTATTTGGGGATTTATTAGAAGCAGTTGTGATTATGCTTTTAAGAACTACCAAAGCTAATATACAAGGTGTTCAAGGTAATGTCAAGTATAAAACCAAATGGTTTGACATGAAGGGAACATATGATATAATAATAGATGATAAAGTTTATGATATTAAAACTGCATCACCTTTTGCTTTTGATAAAAAGTTTGGAGAGAGTGGTGGTGGGTTTGAAAAGGTTGCCAAGGATGATGTCTTTGGGTATTTAACACAGGGGTATTTATATTCCGAAGCAACAAAGAAACCTTTTGGTGGGTGGATTGTTATTAATAAATCCACAGGGGAACTGTTATTGAGTGAACCCCCACAAGATGATTCTCAATACAGAAAAGAAGCAGTAAAGAAAGCTTTAGATAATACTAAAGCATTAATGGAAGATAAACCTTTTGAAAAATGTTTTGATTTAGAAGAAGAAATGTTTTACAAAAAACCTACAGGTAATAAAATATTAGGAACAATATGTTCTTATTGCCCTTTTAAACAGAAGTGTTGGGGTGAAGATATACAATACTTACCTCAACAACAATCAAAGGCATCCAATCCTAAGTTCGCTTGGTATGCAGAAATAAATAATCCAAAGGAGGTTATGGTATGAAACATAACTCAAACTTTAAATACGATTTAGAATGGGGTAAACAAGGGGAAACTGTTGTTGCTGAAATACAACAAGGTGAAAAGACTGAGGTAAAGTCTGAAAGAGATAAGTGGACTAAGACAGGTAATCACTATTGTGAATATCAAAGTAGAGGTAAAGAGAGTGGGATTAAAAAGACACAAGCAGAATGGTGGACAATTAATTTCTACAGTGGGGATAGATTTTGTTTTAATATAACATTAAAGACAAAAGATTTGAGAAGTATTATTAATAAGAATAACTTTAATAAAGTTCCCGGTGGGGATAATAATACATCATGGGGATATTTAGTTCCTATTATAAAACTAATTGATTTTAATAATTATGGTGAGGATAAATGAGAGTAGTTAAGGACCCATTCACAGGCGATTTACTATTGTCTTTAGATTCATTTGAATCAAAGCAAGTAAAGGATAAAGGATATGTAAAAATATCTACTACTAATAACTATTTTGGTTCTTTGAGAGTGTTGTATGAAGATTTATCTACAATATTAACAGAAGAACTAAGAACTATACAGACACTACAGGAGAAAAAGAGACATGAAAAATTACTTAATAAAAAGTGAAGTAGTTCAAAACATACTTAAATATATGTTCACTAGACCTTATGGTGAAGTGCATACACTTATTCAAGCCTTGGCTACATTACAGGAATCTAAAGATGAATCTGGACAAAAACAAGAAACAAAGAAAGTTTGATTACGTTGCTAACTTACTTAACTACTCTATCAATCTCAATCGAGATAGTGACATACAACTAGACTACAACTTTATACAACCACAACAATTTAAACTTATAATGGACAGGGAGTTTCCGGAGTATCAATACACCAATAATCTCTGTTCATTAATTAATTATTCAAGACATGAAGTAGATGAACTAAATAAAAAGATGACTAGATTTGTTAATGGATTGTACTAGTTATTATATAGATTTTCTATTTCTTTCATTACTTCTTCTGTTCGTTTTTTTAATCCCGACATACCTTCTTCAGGTTCAAATATTTTAGTGTAGCCACCGCTTTCTCTTTTTTCAGGGTCTGTAAATTTTAAATTATCTGCGGCTGATTTATATTGGCCGTCTACCATACTCTCAAAATACATAGGAAAAGAACTTTGAGATACACCCCAAAAGGAATTACGTATTAGTATTGACATAACTTTCTCTGGCACGTCATCAGGATTTTTGTTTAGTTCTTGTATGCTATTTATTACTTGTCTTTTTTTTTTAAAATAATCTCTTATTAATTCATCATCTAATTCTGATTTAGAGTATACTTTACCTATTTCATAATTATCTTCTGGAGTTATTTTATGACCATGACCTATAGTAGCAAACCCCCCTTGTGTTCCATCTTTGTAAATAATTCTACCATTATTTTCTATCGTATCGCCTTTCTTTAAATACTTATTATTTAATTTAGAATCATCATATATTTTATCTTCAAACCCTTCATTATTTCTTAAATAATTTAAATCTTTCTTTAATTGAGGTATGTCTTTTATTTGTATGTCAGGGCCTTCGTTTGAAGTTTCTTTTTTTTCTTCTCCGTAGGCCCTAGCCATTAGTTTAGAGTCTCTCATTATTTCTTTACTAAACTTCCACCAAAGTAAAGACCCACTATGGATGACATAAGGTGAGTATCTAAAGGAGTAATCACTACACCTGCAAATGCTCTGTCCATAAGTATTTCTTTCTTTTCTATCAGAAACAAAAAACCCGGTTTAAATTCTGTCCATGTTAATATAACAGGTATATCTAAAAGCACAGGAACTATCTTAGGCCATGCAATAACAAAGAAGACAGCCGTTAAAGCTATGATTCTTCTTGTCCATTGAAAGCCTTTGTTCTCATATGTTCTTGCTTTATCCACAAAAGACATTTGAGTTTCTGCTCTTGCTAATAACATCTTTTGTTCTTCTTGTTTTGCTTTAATACTCTGACCCCATATGGACATTACTCCACCTAGTAAGCTAGAGCCTAGCATTGTAATCATTTCTACTGGTAATCCACCTAACATTATTTTTCCTCCCCATCTGATAACTTATCGAACCACCTAAAACCATAAGGGTCCACTCCGGCTAATCTACCGAAAAAAGTCATTTGAATCTTATTTATATTTTCCATAATTTTACCTACTTGTTTTGTATACTCATCCTCATCTATAGAACCATCTTCAAACTTTCTAGCAACTTGTTTTATTTTAGCTTTCTGTTTTCTTATTTGTCTATCAAAATCTATTTTTTAGACCTAGCTAATGTTTCTATACTTTTGTTGCTTATCTTTATTCCAAAAGAATTAAGTAAAGCTTCACCCTCTGATTGAGGTACACGATAAGGAGACTCTTCTTGTTTCAATGCTCTTTCTAATTTTTTAGTAGAAAAAGAACCCGGAACATAAGGGAAGTTAGGTACGAGTTTTCTAGCAAACATATCTAATGCTTCCATTGTTTCTTCTACCATACCACCATCACCTCTTCTTGCGTCTTTCTCACCTCTAAATAAATCATAACCTATTGCAGATTGTATGGCATCACCAACAATACCTAGAGAAGGCTGTAAAGGTTCCGGTAAGAAAGGAACACCCCTGTTTCCTTCAAAACTTAATACATCACCACCCGGAAATAGTCTACTAATATTTACAAATTTAGGTCTACCATTTTGGTCTTTCATTGGTATTCTTATAACTCTCTTAGGCATAAAAGGTAAGTCTCCAATATTACCTGCTTCATAATCTGGTAGTAATGCTCTTTCTATTTTAGCTTCTTCACCACCTATATAGCCTTCTAAGTTAGTTAATCCATAACCTAGTGCTGCATACTTTGCAAATTTTGTTGGTCTCATGATTGCAGTTTCTGCAAGTATAGGGAACCATTCTATAAGTAAAAGATAAAAAAGGAGTCGCAGTATTTCTTAAAAGTTTATAGCAGGTGCGTCTATATCATAATCTATAAATTGTTTTCTAGCAAATAGTGCTGCATTTTCATAGCTATCACCCATTCTAATTCTATACATAAAAGCATTTAATCTAAATACATGGTCTTCTACTCTGTACCAATCTTCTAGTGTCCCTGTAATCTTATTCTCTTTAATATTCTTTTTAACTTTTCTGTAGATGTTTGTTGCTAATCCTATAGATGTATTCCATTCACTATCATTTGCTTTTGTAGTATATATTTTTTCCATATCTTCGAATCTAAATTTTCTAGATTCTTGTTGTATAAAGTCAGCATCCATAACTCCCATTCTCTTTGCAAGTTCTACAACATCTGATTTATAGCCTGTACCATTTGCATTTTTTCTTAAAGCTGTCCATGCTTCTTGTAGTGGATTCACTATCTTACCATTCTCTCCTCGATAAGGTAATATAGGAACATCAGCTAAATCAGATAATATTACATTACCAAAAATATTATTGACATGAACAGTTGGATTCCACGCAGTTTTAGAAACCTTCCATAAACTATTTAATTTTTTATATTGTGCATATAATGCATTAGAAGAAACATCTTGGTACTTTCTGCATACCTGCAATATCTTTCCAAATACTTGCCGGTACATATTTACCTGCCTAGTCTGCCATATCTAGGTATATTTTTTCCTTCTATTTTTGTTAAAGGTATTTGTATATATTCTTCGTTTAATAATGGTGAAGGTCCTATCATATCTTTAACATCAGCAATTTTAAATCCTTCTATTTCTTTTTTAGTTTTGCCAAACTTAGCTGCTACATCTGTAAAGAATTGATATTTAGCTATTGTTCTAGCTTGTATCAATCCTGTATACTCTATAGCTATAGCTGCATTTTCCACTTCACCCATCCACTTTCTTTCGGGTTTAGAATATTCCCAACGTAAAGATACTAGTATCTTTATTCTTTAGTAAAGTCTGTGCACCATCTTCTTCTATTCTATATAATTTATTGTTTATTAATTTAACATCTTCAGGTAAATCCCAACCTCTATGATTTTTATCTACTACTTCATCAATAACATTTTTTACAAATCTTTGTTGTTCTAAATATTCTTTTACAGTGTAGTCTCTAAAGAATCCTCTACCTCTTAACTCATCGCCTATTTTTTTGTAATCTAAATTTACAGGTCCTTTTATTTTACCACTACTTATTTCCTTTTTAACTTTTTCTAAATCTTTATATATTCTCATTAAATATTTACCTTCATTTAACTTAAATGTTTCTTTAGACATCATACCTAAATCAATATATTTCTGAGACATTCTTTTTATAATACCTCTTGTTTTTGCTGCAAGTCTAACTATACTTCTTTCTGTTCCTTTTACTGCAATGTCACCTGATAAAATATTATAAAGTATTGCGTTTTCATCGGGAGTTAATTTCTCTGCTAACTTAGCCATCTTGACCATTTCACCCGCTAAAGAATATTCTAATCCTTGTGCATCTATTTGAAATTTTCTATAATTTTTAGGTATACCTGCTCTGTCAACAAACCATCTAGCAAATAATTCAGGGTATGTTTCTACAAATTCTACTTCTTCACCCGGTTGTCCTAATTTAGTTCTTCTAACTAAACCCATTTGATTAGCGGTTTTACTTTTTAAAAATTTAATTCCACCATAACCTAATGCTGCACCTGTAAAAGCTTGTGCAAATCGTGTTGCTAATGATGGGGATTTATAATCATCTTCTATATCATAGTCACCGGCAAAACCAAAAGCACCACCCGCAAAAGCAGAACCACCTTCTCCTGTCTTAGCACCTTTTAATAATCGCTTACCTACGTGTTTTTCATAACTCTTTTGATAACCATTAAACATGGCCCCTAAAAAATTTTTAACTGGTTTAGATGTAGGTGTAGGGACATCATGTATTGCTTTAACATTAGGGAAAGGTAATTTATCTACTTTCTTTCTAAAGATATCTTTTACTGCATCAAAAATACTTTTACCCTCATCTACTATATCGGCATCTTTTCTCATTACTTTAGCTTGAGTACCTGTTGTTGTAATAGGAGAGACTTCACCTGTTGCTTCGTCTGCCGCTTTACCAATCTTAGAACTACCAGGATATTTGTACAGTTGATGCACCTCTATCCATCATTTCTTTTTTAGTTAACTTTCTGCCCTAAGGGTATCATTTCACCTTTACCTGTGACCATAGTTTTTAAATTTTTTAGACCTCCCATAGCCGGAGATAATATACCTCCACCAACAGCACCTAATATAGCTTGTTTACCTCTAGAGTCTATGAAAGATTCTTCATCTACATAACCTGTAGCACCTGCTATACCACCAGATACCATCCCCATTCTCGCCATAGAATATATATTTTTTGCTTTACCAAAGGGTATTAACCATGAAGCGGGGTCTAGTATTGCACCGGCAAAATAAGCTGCTGTTACTAATCCACCATTCTCACCTCTCATTAACTCTGTAAGTTTCTGTTGATTGGCTTTCATTTGGGCTTTGTCAAATCCTGTAATTTGTTTAATACCTCTGTAGGTATCTTTTAATCCTAAACCAAAGGCAAACGAATAGGCATTATTAACCTCTGGCGGGTCAACCGACTCCATATTTTCTATGAGTCCATCTTCTTCTTTTGTTTTTTTCTTTTGGGAATTGATAGAAATGGTGGGACCACCCCCTATCTCTTGAAGATAAGATTTTGCTACGGATGTAGTTCTAAATTTTTTTTCTTCTTTTTTAAGAGTTTTACCAGACTCTTTTAAATAATCACTTGCTACGGACATCTTAACTTAATCCTAGTGTTGTGTTCAATCTATCAATAAACGCTGCATCAGATTCATTTAAACCTTCTGTAGTTAATGCTTTTGATTTTTCTACTCCTTTTTCTTTATCTAACTTATCATAAATTTCTTTAACTTTATCTTCTGATAAACCACTCCATTCTCTATAAGGCAGAATGTCTCTATACTCTTTTTTAAATTTAGGTTTGTCTACTTGAAAATCTACAAGTTTATCAGATTCTTCTTTTTTATCTTTTGCTACCTGTATACCTCCAGTGATAGTATCAGTCGAACCTTCTAATGCTCTTTCTTTTATTGTTTCTGCTGATAAATTTGCTTCATCTTCTTTAAATTGTTCAAGTCTATCTGTATACATTTTAACTTCGTCAGGTCTATTTCTATTTTCTAAATCTTTAATTAAATTTTCCATTAGCGTAATATTTCTTTTTTCAATAGCATCACTAAACGCTTCTTCAGTGTCTAGCAATATAGGAGAACCATCAACAGCATTATTTAAGAATTGTAAAGCATCGCCTCTATAGGAAGGATTGTTCATCATTTCTACAATCTCTGCAATAGCTTGTGTTCTGTTCCCACCAAATCCATTATCAATTAATGTATCTGCTTGTTTATCAATTTGTGCTACATTATCTGCAAACTGTGGATTTATCATTCTTTCCCCTGTTTTGTTTCCTAATGCATCAAGTTTATCCATATAGTAATTATCATAGATACTAAAATTATTTTGCACTTCAGATAATTTTAAACTTGTCTTTAAACCTATACCTGCACCTGCAGTAAAATCTGTTTTTAATCTTTGGGATTCAAGAGTTCCTGCTTCTGCTTGTATATCTTTTACACCTCTATCTTCTATATCTCTTGTAAATAAAGTAGAAGTACCTTTAAACAAACCTACTTGGTCTTGTAAATTTTGATTTAATTCTGATTCTTTTAACTTTAATCGTTCTTGTCTTGATTGAATAAATCCTGTATCGGCAGGTGCTGCGTCTTTGTATTTATCTAATTCTGTTCTAATTTCGTTTGCATTCATTCTATCAAATATAGATAATCTGCTTGGGTCTGTTCCTACAAAACTATTTAATGCAGGTAAGTAATCATCTCCTGCTGCAGTAGCTACTGTTTTAAAAGTATTTATATTTTCTTTTTCTTCATCATAATATGCATTATATTTTTTTTGTATTTCATTTTTTTTATTAACTGCTTTTTCTCTATAGGTATCTATCCTATCTCTCATATCATTTCTTTTTTCTTCAATGCCTGTCAAAGCACCTGTAGCTATTTGTCTAAAAGTTCTTGAACTTAATAATCCCATTATTCTTCCTCCTTCTTAGGCTTACCCATTAAACCTGTGTTAGGTGTTTCATCTTCTACTTCTTTCATTTCATCTTGTTCTTTAGGGGATGTTTTAATCACAGTTCTAATTAATTGTTTTGTTTCATCTTGTTTAGGTTTATTTAATTTTATTTTTTCAATACCTGCTTTTTTACCAATGGCCATAACCATTTTAGCAACAATAGGTGTTAATAATAATCCTGTATCGGGAGTAAATTTACCTTCTACAAATCCTGCAAATATAACTACTTTAGTTATTTCTTCTACAGTTAATCCTGCCTCTAATAATATAATTACTTTTTCCATAGCGGCATCGGAATGTAGTCCTTCCCATATCTGCATAGATGCATCTTCTACTGTAGCAAATTGTGGTGCATGTTCCCAAGGATAATTCTTAGGAGTATCTGTTAATGATTGACCTGCTACAGGTGCATCAAATGGATTTGTTGTTCTTTCTGCCATTATATATCTCCCATATAATCTCTTAAATAATTATCCCAAAACTGTTGTGTTTGTTTATAAGATACTTGCTGTATCTGTGCTGCTTGTCCGGGTTCTGATAAAGCTTCACTATCTGCAAAACCATAAGTATCTGTCCCCATTTTATATTTATCAAAGTTAGGTCTATATTCTTTCGCTTTAGTTGGCCCTTCACCGGAATCTCCTCCACCTAAAAAGTCTTTACCTACAGATATTAATTGTGTTAATGTTGCTATATCCATTCTATCTCCTATGTAGTTGTTGTAGGATTATTGTTAGGTAATATACTCTCAAATATTTCTAAACCTAATCTACCTATTAATCCGTTAAGTGCTGCTTTACTATCTTCATCATATAAAGCCATTGTTGTTTCTCTTTCTAACGCAGCCATAGCAATGTTGTGTGCTCTGTCTTTATTATTTTCAGATGATGTATTTACCCATGATGCTTCATCTCTCCATTGTTGCCATAAAGATGATAATGCAAAGTTAGATATTTGTAAAAGATTCTGTGCATCTGTTTGATTAGCTGCATTGATTGATGCTGTATTAGCTGTGTTAACTTGTCTTCTCCAAGTTACATTTGATTGGTCAATAACTCTTTGATTTTCTACATTAAATCTTTGTCTTTGGTCCTGTAGTTGAGAATTAAATTGATTGATAGCAGCTTCTCTTTGTGCATCTGCTTCATCAACTGCTATATTGTTTTGTGCATTTTGTGCAGCTATCTTATTTTTTTCAGCAACAGAGTATTGATTCATAGCATCTGTTCTTTGAGCATTAGCTGTTCTAACAGATGTATTTAAGTTAGAAAAGAATTGGTCTGTTTGTGCTTGACTTTGTGAATTAAATTGTAATGAAGCATTTGTTGCTGCTTGGTCTGAGAATAGAGATTGTTGTCTAACTTGTAAATTTGCTAAACTTGTTTGTTGATTATTACTGAGGTTAGCCATATCCATTTGTAGATAGGCACTAGCATTTGTTAAAGCAGCTTGTTGTCTATTATTTAAATTAGCAAAGATTGCTTCTTTATATGTTGCTGCATCTTGTTGTGCTATAGGAATAGAAGCTGATATAATACCTTGTGCTAAAGCTTCTGCTGCAATACTAGAAGCACCCTAATCCTCTTTGTTGCATAGCTGCATCTACTAATCTTTTAGCCCCTGAAGCAAATGCCGGTAAAGATGTACCTTGATTAACTGCATTATTAATTGATTCAGATATGTTAGCTAGTTGTCCCTGTACTGTAGCTGCAGGGTGGTAGTGAAGTTAAATCTTGTTGTGCTGCAACCATAGGTTGACTGACTGTACCCTGTGCTGCTGTAGCTTGTGGAATATTAGCTGCTGTTGTTGCTGCACTATAATCATAAGTATTAGCTGCAGGTGCTGTTGTTTGAGAAACTTGTGTAGCTGTCGGTACTGCTGCTGCTTCTATTGTAGGTGCAACTGTAGCTGTTGGTGTAGCTGCTGCTACTGTACCTTGAAGTCCGGGTGTTGTTTGTAATTGATTAGGTGTTACGGATTGTAACGCAAGATTAGGTAGAACTTGTCCACCTTCAGGTAATGTTGGTTGTCTAACTGCAGCACCCACTTGTGCCTGTGCAAATTGTGATGGGTCTGTTAGTGTAGGTTGTACTGCCTGAGTTGTTTGTGTATTTGTTGTAGTTATAGGAGTAGTTACATTAGCATCCATAAATGTCTTGTAAGCTTGTTCGTCCCCAAACTGTTGCTTTTGTTGTTCTGTTAAATCTGTATATGATTTATAAGTTGCCATTAGTTATCTCCCATTAAATAAGATTCCATCCACATAATTTTTTCTTTTATTACTGCTATATCTTGTTGCATTTGAGTAACGGAATCTGCTTTTGCTTCAACTGCTTCTAGTCTCTCACTCCACATGCCCCATGTCATTCCAAGACTTATTAATATAGCGATGTATGGTAATACTATTTTTAAATCTATTTTCATTATTTCATACCTGCTAAAGGATTAGCTAAAGTTTTCTGTATAGTGTCTGCTACTTTTGTTTCTAAATCAGTCATATCCTGTTCTATTTCTTTTACAAGTTCTTTTAATTCTTTTTCATTAGTTCTAGAATCTTCTTTAACTCTAGTTTCTACGTCTTCTACGATTGTTTCAATTCTTCTTACGTCACTCTTAAGGTCATTTTTTAATTCTTTGGCAACAGAGGCCACTAGGTTTACTTCATCTAATATCATTGGTATTTCATTTTGTAACATATTTAATTGTTGTTGTATTAATTCTATCCTTTTATCATAGCCAGAAAGGTCAGGACTTACAAATGAGTTTATCTTTTTTTCCATTATAATGTATCGTTGATATACTTCAAAACCTCCCCACAGTCCACCAATAAGTGTACCTATAAGAGGTAGAATAAGTAGTAGCTTTGAGCCACCTACTTTAATTCCTTTATATTCTATTTCTGCCATTTGTCTCCTATCTATTATATTGACTATCTACTATTTGATTAAATGTATTATCACTATCTACTGTCATAAAATAGTTAGCAATATTATTATCCGATAATTCTGTATCAGGTAATTTTACATCTGTAAAAAATCCTTGTACTTCAGGTAACTGTGTATCTACAAAAAAACTTTTACTATTTGCTAATACTTGCATTACTATTAAAGTTTTTATTTGATTACTTGTTTCGTATCTACCTTTATCACCCATCTTCTTAACAATCTTTGTAGCTGCTTTTTGTTTCTGTTCTTGTTTTGTTTCTTGTTTAGGTTCTTCTGTAGTTTCTTTTGTTTCTTCTACAGGCTCTTCAGTAGGTTCTTCAACTTCTTCCTGTTGTACATCTTCTTGCTCATCACTACTTTCATCTTCCACAGGGGATTCTTCAGTAGCCTCGCTATCGGGTTGTTCAACTTCTTCTGTTTCATCTGGTCCACTATCCATATCATTTTCCATAACAGGTTCTTCGTCTGTTGGTTCCTGCATATCCATAGTTGGTTTTTCTGTTTGTGGTTCAACATCTACTTCTACCTCTGGTTCTTCCATTTTAGCTACTACCATCGGTGGAGGTGCTTCTTCCATTTCCATATCCATAGGCATTTCTAATTCCATTTCCATTTCAATGTTTACTATTTCTATGTCCATAGGCATTTCCATATCCATGTCTGTAGTTATAGGCATATCAAACTCAGGCATTTCTATTTCCATACCAAAGTCTACTTCAAACTCTACTTCCATTTCTACAGATTCATATGTAAACTCTTCCATAGGTTCTTCTATTGGTTCAAATGTAAATACTGGAGCATCTTCTACAGGTTCATTAAATTCAAATATAGTTTCTACAACATCTATAATTTCTGTAGTAACATCTGAGTTTAAAGATATAAACATTTCTACAGTAGTTATCTCTTGAGTAATTATTGTATTGACAACATTGTAAAATACTTCTATACTAACATCATCAAATACTGGACCTACTGCTAGATTAATATCTCTTCCACCTACTTCTACTATTAAAGTATTAAGGCTTCCTGCAAATTCAAAGTTACCTGAGTATTGTTGATAACCACTAGTAACACCTGTTTCAGATAATATATCTGTACCACTAAATACTGAGGTTGAACCATTACGACCTGTAATGTGCATGTAGATTCTATCTTGCGAATCTTGTTTATCTACACTTATATTATATACTACTTCTCCACCTTTGTCAATAGTTAAATCACTTATATCTATTGTTTGTATAAAGGTAGTACCCATTCCAGATACTCCCATAGTAGACGTTGAGTTTCCGCTACCTGTTATTTGTGCACATTTATCTGTACCTAAACCATAACAGTTAGTACCTGTAGGCATACTTGCAGGTCCTTGTCCTCCCCAATCGGAATCCATGTCCCCTTCTTTGGAAGATGATACATATCCGTTACTTCCTTCCAAGATGGCCCCTGAAGTTTCATTAGTAATGGTGGTAGTAGTAGTATCAGTAACAGTGGTAGTAATGGTATTAATACCCGTTCCATCTTGGTTGGTTTCTTCCGTGATGGTTTCAACTATAACCTCTTCAGTTCCGGGAGTACATAAACCTATTGTGGTTGTTGTACAATCTGCTTTTATACTAGAGTAACAAAAGCAAAGCAAGACCACCAAGAGTAATTCCTTTAATCTGGTCATTTCTTTCTTTGTGTACTCCTTGATTTAATTCATTAATCAATGCTTGTTTTTCTTCTTCAATCTTTTTTTGTTCTTCTTTTTCTATTCTTAAAACTTCTTTTGTAAATTCTTCTTGTTTCTTTTCTGCTTCTACTTTTGATAGAAATACTTTACTACCTGCAGGAACTAGGTGTCTATTGGCTTCCCACCCTGATTTAGCGTCTTCACCTATAGCCCCCATAAATGGACAATAAGTTGCAGACATCCACATTGCGTCAAAGATTCTATGGTCAGCACATAATGTAGAAACTGCAGCAACCTTTCATACCCATACCATATAATGACCTAGATAATTTTATCATTTCACAATTCAAATCCCTTACTGTAACTCCTGTGCTAATACCTAACACTTGAGTTTGCACAGCACCCGAATAGGCCGACTTAGCATATATCACTATTATTTACCACCACGGATGGAGAATTTGCTGTAGGGTGGTGTATTGTTTGTAACTACAGTACTAGACACAGTATTTGTATCTGCTGCAAAAATTTTTGTAGATAAAAATAATAAAACTATAAATAAATATTTCATACTACGCACCACAACTATCACATTCATCATCACATATACAAGGGTCACACCCACATGCAATACAATTTTCTAACATTAATTAATCCTTAATGGTTTCATCTTACGAACCATAGCTTGATTCTTTTCTTTCTTTCTTTTCTCAAATACATCTGTAGAAGTCATTCTACCTGCAGTAGGTTTAGCTGCTACATCTGTTCTCATTTTAGGAGACATAGGTTTAGATGTTTGATTAGCTTCTACCATAGGACTTCTAATAGGTTTCATACGTTTCTTCATAGGAGCAGTAGTCTTAGCAACTGTCCTAGGTTTTTTAGGTTCAGGTTGAGGCTTAGTTAGCTGTTTAAGTTTAGCTTGTTTTAAAGCCTCTTCCTGAGGTTTCTTTTTTGGTAGTCTTTGTGTTTTAGGTTTTTCGCTTTTCATTAGCAACCTTGCCCACATTCACCATTGCAATATTCACACATGTTTCTGTCCTCCCTATCTTGCCGTTACTGGCACTCCTTTACTACTTACAAATGGATGTTCTGCAAATGCCAAATAAATAAATGTTCCACCACTTGCATTTGTGCTAGCATTTGTGCCTTTTAATTTGTAACCATTTGATAAAAAATCTCCTGCTGATGAGTTATAAGTAGCTTCTGCATCAGATGCATCTGCAAATAATTGTTGATGTTGTGCCTCTGCTGAGCCTTTTGTGTTCGCTGCACCTAAAGTATTAATATCCCTAACAGAATCTATTAAAAACCAACTTCCTGTTGTGTCTGTTCTTTTTATAATTATAAATTTTGGTCTAAAACCCAAATATAAAAATGTTCCATCTGCATTACCATTACCTGTATAGGAACCAAACTTTGAGTAGCCTTTTTTTTCTGCAAAACAGTAAGCTAGATAAGTTTGACTATTTTCGTTAAGAGCATTTCATCATCAGTTAAACCTAGATTTTTCAACTTAGTTTTACCTGAAGTTGCATCTGTTTCTTTAGCTGTTTCTAAATCTTTTAATTCTTGTATTTTTGCATTAACATCAGCTTCGCTAGGTATTGTTGCACCTTCTTTAATAACTACAATATTTGCATAAGTCATTCTTTGGTCGTTAGGAATTTTATTTCCTTCACTATCTTCTTTTTTCCAAGAATACCAATCGCCACCATTAAAAGTTTGTAATGCGTTTTGAAACCAATCTCTAACCATTATTGACTACCTCCCAATCTTACAAAAAAGAACGAAGTATAATTAATAGCAGTGTTACCATTAATATTTGTTGCACTAGAAAAACTATCTGTTACAAATCTAAATCTAAAAGCAGATGCGTCTGTGACATTAACTAAAGAACTTCCTGCTATCGTTTCAAATTTTGTATTTGAATTTTCGTGATTACCTATTGCTTCAAAAACTGTATCATAAGCACCTCCACTATTTGAAGAAACTTGACCTTCAACTGAAGCAAATCCATCTGAACTTGCAATTTGCAAAGTAGCAATTACAGTTACTTGGTAAAGACCTGTTGAGGGAAATGTATATACTCCACTACTTACAGACATACCTGTACCCATTTTTGAAAATGTTGCGTCATCAATTCTTTCTACATTTGTAACTACTGCACCACTACTTGACATATCAGATATTAATCTAAAACCATCTGCTTCTGTAATACCAAAACCATTAGCTGTGCCACTATTAGTTATTGTTGCACCTGAATCTATTGTAAGTGTAGAGCCTGATAACACATTCATTGCATTTGCTGAAAATTTAAAATCATCTGCTCCTGCAATCTTAATATCTATCTGGTCATCTGTATCTGCTGTGATACTTGTGTCACCATCTACATCTAAGATAAACTCTGCACCATTGATATCTGTATTCATTGGTCCACCAACTGCACCAGATATTTCTACAATAAATATTGATGCTCCACTAGCAGGGGCTGTGGTAAATGTAATCTGTGTCCCGCCTGTGGCTAGTGTATAGTCTGTCCCCGGTTTTTGTACCACACCATCATGAGATACTAATAACTGTGCAGGAGAGCCTACTTGTGTTCCTAAACTAAATGTTGTGTTAGAACCATTGTAAGTATTACCACTTGTGTCTAAGACACTAAAGGTTCCGTTTTTAATTGATTGTCCTATGTATGCCATTATTTAGTTACCTCTGTTGGAAATGTGTATGCTTCTACTTTTTCTACTGTGTCTAAGCCACTAGGAGCGTCACGAAGTTGTTGTCTATAAGTTTTCATAGCATCAGACATGGTTACATCTGAGTTAGCTGTCCAATCAGTTTTAGATAATAAACTATTTCTTTTTTCTCTTAAATATTCCATTTTTACATCAAATTCTTTTGGTGCATTTTTTTGGTCAATATTGTATTGAGCAATATCTTCTGCACTCATGTCTTCTAAAATTCCATTAACATATTTTTTCATTATGTTTTAACCCCATATAAACTAAATCTTCCTGTTATATCACCACTAGTAGATAGAAATCTTATTCCTGTTAATGCTGCTGTGCTACCAGTTCCAACATAAGATGCACTCACAAGTTGATGAGAAGCATAACCAAAATCACCTGCACCCCAAAATATACCAGTATATCCTTTGTTCTTTGTTGTGGTATGAACATTATTAAAATATAAATCCATATAAGACCCTCCATCATGATAATCATTTCCAGAACTATTTATACCAAATGAAGCGACACCATAAGTATTCTGAAAACCACTTTGATTAGTAGTATAACTACTAGCATTTCCATAAACTCTTGTTCTAGTGCTATAATAAGCATTACTACCACTATTAAAACCACTACTACCCGATGTTTGTAATCTAACTATAAGTTGTCCATTATTTCCTGATGGTTGAAAATCTGCTATTTTTACAATAAAGTGATTATAGTCGGAACTTAATGATGTAAAATCACAAGTATTGACACTTGCAGATGTTATATTGGTTGTATTTACTTTAACTATATCTTGTGGTGTACCAGTCACTGTTCCTGTAAAAGCGAATGTATCGCTTAAATCTATACCTGTTGATGCTACTGTTGTCTTACTCATCTATCCTCCTATGGTTTAGTAGGCCAAGTTGCGTTCTCGCACTTCTCTACTGTATCTTTTCCTGCAGGTAAGTCTCTTAGATTCTGTCGATATGTTTTCATATCATCACTAAGAGTACTATCTGATAAAGCTAGATAATCTGTCTCTGCTAATAATCTGTTTCTTTTACTTCTTAATTCAGCCAAGGCTCTAGCAGGAGCTGCGTCAGCCCATGCTTTCTCTTCAGCATCACGAGCAGTTTCCTCTTCTGCTGTGAACTGAACCTTAACTCCATTTATATTATGATATCTTGGCATTGTTTCTCCTTAATTTATTCCGTACATTTCTATTGTACCTGAGTCTATGTTTCCTGCTGAAAATTTAAAACTTACAGCATCTATAGCAGATGTTGTATTAAAATGTCCTGCTACATGATAATCTTGTTGAAATCCTCCACTACCTGAGTCATATCCTTGTGCAGCGTTTCTACATACAAAATGTTTCATAAAAGTCGTAGAACTAGGATTAAATAAAAATAATTCACCACTACAATTTTCATCTGCTACTGCACCGCCTTGATAGCCTAGTGGTTGATATGCAGTCTCGCCTGATTGACCCTCTTCATTGTCAGCACTTCTTGATTGTAAGGCTGCCCCCGAATCTCCTTCAAAGTGATATGCTCTAAATACTGTTGTAACCATAGCTGTATTATAATTACTACCTGAATCAGTGCTCCCTTGAAAAGACCACTGAGCATCAGAAGATTGAGAGCCGTGGATATTAATCCATCTAAACTTATATATATTGTAAGTATTATCTATACTACTTGTAAAATTTAATGTTCCACTACTAGATGCTGTTAGTGTAGCTAATTTTTTTTCTGGATAATCTACTGATGATATAGAGTTGGTTCCTGTAAAAGCATAATTAGCAGTTAGGTCCATGGATGCAGGTTGTATCTTACTTAATGCCATATAATGCTATCCTCCCTGTTTCAAAAGTTCCTGCAGAAGTTGAAAACTGAACACCATCTATTGCTGCTGTGACATTACAATATCCTGCATAAAACTCCTGTGCTGATGTATCGGAGTGATTACTTATTTGATTTACTCCTATAAAATGTTTTACAAAAGTAGTATTACTAGGATTAAACAAATATAATTCTCCATTAAAATTTTCATCATTATCATTACCTACTGAAGTTGCAATTTTTTGTGTGCCTGTGCTTTGTGCTAAGTCTGCACCTGTTGCATAAGCTAAACTAGTAGAACTATCATCTTCAGATGATTAGCTGCAAAAAATGTTGTTGTTTTAGTTGCATCATAATTACTTCCACCATCTCTAAAGTTTACAGAAAATGTAGTTGTATTATTTGAAGGGTGTATATTAATTAATCTAAATAAATACGTTTTGTATGTGCCGTCTAATACTACACTACTAGAACCATTAACAAAACTAATAGTAGAATCTGAACTAGCATCAATATTCTTAATTAAAAATAATTTTTGTGTAGATACAACTCCAGTTACTGTGCCTGTTAGAGCATAGTTGTCTGTTAGGTCAAAAGAGTTTGCTGCTAATTTACTAAGTGCCATTATACTACCCCAAATAAATCTATTGTTCCGCCTTGTATTTCACCAGAAGTTAATTGAAATCTCATGGTGTTAACTGCAGAGGTTGTGTTTATATATCCTGCTCCTAATACTAAAGTAGATATGTCACCATTCTCCATGCCTTGAATAGCACTTACATAGTGTTTTACAAAAGTCGTTGAACTAGGATTATATAATCTTAATATGCCAGACATTGAAGCATCATTGTCCGCATCTCCTGCTGTGCCAAAATATATTAAACCTGTATTTTGTGCTTGGTCTTTGTCACCATCATAACTTAAACTAGCAACATTATCTGCTTCATTATGTTGACTTTCTACATAAGTATTAGTTGTAGCTACTCCGTAAGAACTACCGCCATCTGTTGATGGATGAAAAGCAAGAATTGTTCCTGCATTTTGTACATGAATATTATTAAACACAAATAAATATTCTTTATATGTAGAGTCTATACCACTAGTAAATGTTGCATTAGAGTCAGAACCATCAGAAGTAAATGTGCTGATTAATACTAAAGGTGTTTCATCAGCTAATCCCGATACTGTGCCACTAAAGCCAAATGTACCTGCAAGATTTAAGCTATTGGCTTTTATCTTGGATAGTGATGTTCCAACTTCTCCAAATGCCATGATTAACCTTTACTGTTTGCGTCTTTTACTGCTTTGATATGTGTGTACCAAGAACCTGTCTTATCTAATTTACCATCATTAATATCATGGTATAGTTTATCTAATTGTTCTCTCCAAGATAAGTATTCTGTTTGTCTTTTTGCATCTATAGCTGCGTTTGATTCAGCAGTGTTACCTGCTGTTTCGTAAGATGCTATTTGTGAATCTGTTGGTTTAGTAAAACTATATGACCATGTTTTAATATAATCTCCACTCCCATCATTTTGTAAAGATACTTTTGTATCATCCCATGTTGCAGAGTTTGCCTCTATGTATAATTTTGTTTTTGTAAATAATGATGCCATATTATACTCCTATTAACCTGTATGCTCCAAAAGTATTTGTTGTTCCTGATAAAAATTTAATTGTAGAACCACCACCTTTGTAAATTTTTCCATACAACTCAACATAATCATCTGCGTCTAAATCCATTGTTACTGCAACAAAAACATTTGCTTGCAAACCATTATTATTTCTAAAATCAATTATATTAGTTGCGTAAGCACTTCCGTTTTTATATATGGCTGCTTGTTGAAGTTGCATTTGAGATGCATCAGTTTCTCCATGCACAGACCCATAAACAAAATACTTACCTGCAACAGTAGGAGTAAATCTATAATTTGTACTTGCATCATACTTAGAATCTGTATCAAAAACTTCTGTATTGATATTTAATTTTGTAAAAGTATTATCTGAAACTGTTTGGTCTGAACCTAGATTTGCTTCAAAAGCAGGAGTTGCTCCTAAAACGGAGTAATCTATTCTTTTTATTGTTCCTCCATCTGATATTAAAAATTCATCTGTTGTTGCAGGAGCAGTAGCTAAAGCTGTGTGTCCTGATATAACAGAATTGTCAAAACTAGATGCTGTTACAGAACCTGCTGTTGGTGAAACACTAGCAACAGTGGGTGCTTGATGAACTACATAAATATTATTTGTGCCACTAGGAGGTGCGGCTGTAAATGTCAAAGTAGTCCCATCTACTGTGTACGCACTATTTGGGTCTTGACGAACATTCTCTACAAAGACTTCTATGTCTAGTGCAGAGTTTGCTCTTACATCTAATGTAAAAGCTGTCGTACTAGCATCACCACTAAATCTCTTTCCTACAAGAGAACTAAATTGATTGCCTACGTCTATAGGTGTACCAACGTATGCCATTCTAGGTTATCTCCATTACTGATAAAATTATGTCTGCTGCTGCTGAAGATGTTAGCGAAAGAGCATCTGTTGTTTCCATAACAACTTTATTTCCTGCCAACAACTCAAGTGTACCACCAACAGGAACGGGTGCATTGGTTACTAACTCAACTGTTTGGTTAGCCTCATTGTTTGCTCCTGCTCTATTGGAAGTATCTGAAGCCAAACTAACTGTTACAGTAATTTGACTAGTTGTTGTGTTACCTATCATAATACCAAGAAGCACTGTTGTTGTACTACTTGCTACTGTGTAAATAACATCAGCACTAGTTACTCCTGCTTTAGTTATTGTTTTAAACGTATTTGCCATCTATCCTCCTATTATCCTAATGCTATCGCTAGTGCTGTTGGGTCTTCTTGTGAGAATCCTGCACTGGATAGATATGTTTTAATTCTTGATATTGCAGCTTTCTTATTAGTACCACCTGCACCATCATCTACTATTATTAAATCTGCATCAGCTAAATCTGCACCAATGTCTGAACCACCATCAATCTCTAATGCTGTTAGTGCCACTTTACCTGCTGTTGATATTGTAGCTAATTTTGTATCTGCAATCGCTGCACCTGAAGCTACACTTGCATTGACTACAGCATTTGCTGCCAACTCGTCTGCTCCTACTGCATCATCTGCTAACATTGAATTAACAATGCTTCCTGCACCTATAACAAAATCTAATGTGTTATCTGAATCATCATAAGTTACACTGATACCTGTTTCTGTGTTAGAGCCAACCATAGCACCAACTGTATCAGAAATAGTTTCTGCAAGAGTTACTCCTCCTATTGTAATAGCATCTGCTTCTAATGTGCCATCAATATCTGCATCACCAGAAACATCTAATGAACCTGCATCTAGTTCACCACTAAGAGTAATATTTCTAAAACCTGTGTAATCTTTATTAGCATCTAGTATAACTGCTTTACTTGCTACTGCTGTTCCTATTGCAGTGGCTCCAATATCTAAAGCATTTAATTCGCCTACAACTGCAGTAATACCATCTAAAACATTTAACTCTGTAGCTGTTGAAGTTACTGCTACATCTTCATTTATCTTAGGAGAGGTTAAAGTTTTGTTTGTTAATGTAGATGTAGAAGCATCTGACACTAAAGTTGAATTACCACCAGTGCTTGGTATTGTTAAAGTATTAGTAGCACCTGCGGAGTGTGCTGCACCTATTATAATTTGTCCGTGACTATTTTGTTCACAATTAAATTGTATTGCACCAGAATTAGTATTACCTTTAACTGTTACATGTCCTGTACCATTAGGTGCTAATTCTAAATCTGCATTAGAAGTAGTAACAATATCATTACCATTTAAATCTAAGTTACCCCCTAACTGTGGTGTAGAGTCTTCTGATAAGTTTGATATAGCACTAGATGTAGCAAGTCCTGATACTACAGCACTTCTTGTAATTTTTTTAAGACCGCCACCTGAAGTATCTACTGCTAAGAATACATCATCATTTGCTACTGTAGATATTTCTGATAAAGAACCTACAGCTACAGAATTAAAGTTTGTGCCATCTGCTACAAGAAGATTACCTGCAGTATTTGTAGCCATAGTAATATCATCACCTGATACTGTTAAGTCTCCTGCTATTGTTAAATTTCTAAGCCCTGTTAAATCTTTATTGGAATCTACAATAACTGCTTTTGATGCAGTCACTGTTCCTGCTGTTATACCATCGACTAAGTTAAGTTCTGCTGCAGTAGAAGTTACCCCATCAAGAATATTTAATTCTGCTGCTGTTGATGTAATAGCAGTTCCGTCAAGACTTATAGCATCAGTATGTACTGTACCATCAAAATACGCATCTTTAAATTCTAATGAACTTGTACCTAAATCTATTTGATTATCAGTAACAGGAGATAATGCTCCGTCACCTATTGTTAATCTGCCTGAACCACCAGTAGCTATTGTAATAACATCTGAACCACTAAATGTAATAGATGTATTAGTATCGCCATCACCTGCTATAGAATCTAATTGTAGGGCACCAACATTTGATAAAGCTGCATCACCAAAGTCTAATGCACCTGCAACTGTTAATGTTCCTGATATATCTACATTACCATTTATATCAACTGTAGTAGCTGCTATCTGTATTTCTGTATCTGCTACTAAATCTAACTGGCCGTCTGCAGAAGAATTAATATATATTGCAGTATCTCTAAACTGTAATTTTTCTGTAGTAGCAACTAAGATGTCATCTGAAAACTCAAAGTAGTCTTCGTCTTCCATCCATTTTAATGCACCATCATTAGTCTCACCATCAAAGGTGATTGTAATATCTGTACCTGCAGTAGCTGCTCCAAATGTTAAAGTGTTACCTAATAACTTAGTTATTGGCCCACCTTCATTGGCAGTTCCATCATGGGTGTGTCCTGTACTAGCAGCAAATGCCGCTAATATTTGGTCAAACTCTGCATTAAAATGAGATGCTTCGATAGTAGCACCATCAACGATTGTTGCGGAACTCTGTCTAGTATATGTTGCTCCCATATGTTATCTTCTTCCTCCTGCTATAAATTCCATTTCAAAACCTTTTAAGGCTACTGGACTGTTGCTTGTTGCATCTAATATCTTTGCTGCAACTGTAAAACCACTCCCCTCGACTGGTTGTCTAATTAAGTTAGAACCTGTAGAACCATATACGGCTGTTCCAAAAACAGATTCTGCTAAACCATACTGTGCTATATTACCTGTTTGAGATAATGTGTAGGGTTCTGGTTGTGGTACTTCATCATCACTAAAATCATACTCTAATAAAAAGCTAGATGATAATGCACCTGTTGGGTCAATATTCCAAATTACTTTTTGAAAACTTTTTCTAATTCCGGGGTCTCCCATAGTCATATCAGGTGACCTATAAATACTACTTATATTTACTGTTGTAGCTGCTTGTGTAAAAACATTTCCTGATTCTTGTTTATATACATAACCATCATAACCACCAGATAATATTGTTTCTGTTCCTGATATAAATCCTGAATCAGCACTAGAAACTTTTAAACCTTTTACATCACCATACTCAAAACCTAATTGACCTGTATTAGGATTAGCTTTAATGACAGATAATAATCCTCTTGATGAATCTTCTGCTTGTGAAGTTGATGTAGGAAAAAATAATCTGTATTGTGATTTATTTCTAATAACTACTGAGTTAATATTATGTGTAGTTATTTCATTAATTCTTTTTTGTATTTGTTTTGATACAGTACCTAATTCTATATCATCAATTCTTTCTGTACCTGCAATAGTTCTTAAACCATCAGGTGCTAAAAATACAACATCACCTGCAAGTTCTTGAATACTTCTTCCGTCTGTACATCCAATACTTCTAGTGACAGGTTGTACTGCAAAATTAGAAGAACTAGTTCCTGTTAATTTAAATATTTTATCTTGTCCAAATATAAATAAAGTATCACGGAAAGCTTTTAGTCCTACAATCTCTGTATCAACTTTAATAGTTCCACCACCATTATTAGATCGTAAAATCATTAGTTAAGGTTGGCCCCATAAAACTAATCTGTTGTTTGTTACTAGCATCACCTGAAAAGAATATATGATTCTTAAATACTTCTACAAACTTAAAGTTAGCTGTTCCTGATGCACTAACGACAGATGTACTAAAAGAACTATTTAATATTTGTGGATTAGAAGTTGCCTGTAGCAATAACAATCTTATCTGTACCATCAAAGTTAAATAATCTATGTTCATAGTTTTGTGTAGGTGTACCTAAACTTGTAATAGTAGATGTCCAACTACCATCCCCTGAACTTGCTCTATGTATGCTGCCACCTCTACCTGCTAAAACTACATCATTAAAGATTGCAGTAAATACTACTCTTTCTGTAGAAGCAGATACTTGTGGGCATATATTAGAATTAAACTTTGTAGTTCCTAATATTTTTTTATAACCACCTTCAATGTCTGGCTCAAAGTTTTGTAGTTGTAGGGCCTCTCCCGGAGACATAGAGAACACATCTTTGTTTAAGATTAATCCTCCACCTAAACTAACTACTGAAGGTTGTGTTGCTGCCATACTATGTTACAGTTAATACTGAAGTGTTACTTGTTGTTCTATTAGAAGTATTAAGATTAACTCTAGTGTCTTTCATATATTCAATATGATTTAACATTTCAGTTCTAATTCTTCTAACACCTTCTTCATATTCTGCATTAGATATATTAGCCATAGGTACATCATTTTTTAATTTATATAAATAATATTTTGCTCTATTAACTATTACGTCTGCATAGATGTCCGGCAAATCCATTGTATCGCCATGTGCTGATAACTCTGTATGTGTTTTATAGTACTCATAAAATACTGTGTAATCATCAAACTTAGGTATAGGTGATAATCCAAAACTTTTGTGGTCAGGTGTTCTATAAACAAATAAAGGTTTACCATATTGTGAATCGTTAGCTGCTACATCTTTTCTAAATGCACCTTGTAAAAATCCATCATAAGTCATAGGTTTTAATTTAACGGCTTCTTCTTGTCTTTTAACTCTTACATAATCTACATCCATATTTGTAGCTGTGGTTGTATTATTTAAAGTTACAAAAGTTGTAGCTGCAGTTGCTGTAAATGTTGTTGATAGTATTTCACCATTACCAAAATCTGTAACTGTAATTGTACTATTTAAATTCTGTGTTCCTTCTGCTGCAGTTCCTACTTGAACTTTAAAAGCTTGTCCTGTAGAGTTTGAATCAAATGCTCTAACAGATATATTATAAGTTTCTCCTACAATAGTTGATATAGATTGATGTGCTGCAAAATCATTTAATCTTAATCTACCATTACCTGCAGAGTTATAAGCTGCACTACCAGAACCTGCTATTGTAGTCCAACTAGTTATATCAGATGTAAATTCACCATTAGTAATTAAATTAGTAGGTGCTATTCTAAAAGAATCAAAGTTTGCTTTTCTAAATGCTGCAGGAAAATCATACTCTTGTTGTCCTGTAATAGCTACTTGAGTTCCGTCTGTATGTAACCAAGGCCATTCCACTTCAGCCATATATAAATCATTAATAGCTTTGTTGATAAAATTTTTAGCAGAAGTTTGTACACCTCTACTTGAACTAAAGTTAGAACTTGTAAGTTCCACTTCATTCAATTCATTTAAAACAAAATTAGTTAATTGTAAATATGTTCTTGTGTTTGCCATTTAATTCCTTGGGTTTGATTTGAAAGTTTTCTAATTTCTTGTTCAGTCATACAAACTATCATTTTGCTATCTATAGTTGTAGAAGGAAATTGGTCTTCTATTGACTGTTCTACTATATCATTATTTTTTTCTAAAAAAGCAGTACAAACATCCATTTTATTAAATGCTGCATACTGATAAGTAAACACATTAGGGTCTATTTGACCATTAAAAATAATTATAACTGCAATAAATAATTTCATATTTGTTTTAAAAGGAGGGGCATAAACCCCTCCCTATGTATCTGCATAATATTATGCAAATGTTACTTTTTGTGCTTCGGAATCACCTTCACCATCGAAGTCAGCAAGTACACAGAATACTCTGACTTTTGCGTCAATAGCACCTGTTGCAATTACTAAATCAATAGTGTCAGCAGCAGCATAGACTCTATATCCAATAGATGTTGTACCCATTGAACTGTCTCCTGCTCTTGCTCTAGTTACTTCCATACCTGCGGTTGCAGTTGAAGCAGATACAAAAGCATCTACGTCTGCACCATCACCAAGTGATAGAGTTCCTGAATTACCTGCACCATCTGCAGTTAAAACATCTAGACCTGCATACAAACATAAAGTGTTTGCAGGTACTTCTATTACTTGTATAACGTCACCACTTGCATTTGTAAACTTAGAAAAGTCTACTACTTGTGACACACATCTGACTGCCTTACCTGTTGGTAGTGCTGCAGGAGATGCTGTGTTGCCTGTTACTGTTAAAGTTGCCATTTAATCATTACCTCCTATTAGTCTATTTTGATATGTGAAAGAACGAGAGCATTGTCTCTTAGTACTTTTCTTCCAAATACATGAAGACCTCTAACTACATCAGAAAAAGTTTCAGGGTGTCTGATAACTTCAATCTTTGCGATATGGTTAGCTGTCGCTGTAGATGACATATGACCACCTAATACTTTGAAGAAGTTCGAAGTTGAACTTGCTGCGAAGTTGTTTGTCATATATACGTCCATGTTCATAATCTTACCACCGAATAACTTTACCATTTCTTAATGGTGCTGCGTTACCTGTAGTATCACTCATTAGTTTGCTAGATGCTTGACCTAATTGCTCTACAAATTCTGGACCAGCCTAAGAACCATCGGTTCTCTTCTGGTACATCAGATGCGTTTAACAATCTATTTACTTTAGAGATTGTGTCAACTGGGTCAATTTCGCCTGAAGCAAAACCTACATCTTGGTCTTCTCCAGAGCCTGAGTCTGCTCCTAGTAAGTGGTCAGGGCTAGATGAACTAACTCCTGCTACCATTGCTGCGATTACGTTTTTGTCATAAGCGTTCTTAAGTGCATAAGCACCAGAAGAAGTTGCAACACTTTCAAAGTTAACATGAGAATGTCTTTCCTCAATGTCATCAACTTTAAATGAAAATGCGTTTGCTTGGTCGACAGTCAATTGGATTTGGTCATCAGTGATATCTTGTGCATCAACAACCGCTCCTCTTGAGTACGCACTAACAGTAATAGTAGGTTCTTTTATGATGTTTACTGTGTCTCCATAAGCTTCAATCTCACCTGCATAGTCAGTGTTAGTAATTGCTTCTACTACTGATGCGGTACGAAAGAACTTCTGGACTTTTTGGGAATAGATAATCGGGCTAAAGTTTCCGTTAGCTAGATTATTATTACCTGATACTTTATCAAAAGCCATCTTTTTTCTCCTATTATTTATTAGTTATTATTAAAATTGATATGAGTTAACTGTTTATACGATGCGACCTTCTCTATGAGCCTTATCAATATCCGCTTCAAACTTAGAGTACTCGTCTGGTTTCATAGATTTAATAGCTGCCCAAGTCCATTGTTTCTTATCAGTTGGTGTTTCAGATACTTTAGTTTTAGAAACTGCTTTCGCTGCTTCTTTCTTTGCATCATAGTTTACCTTCTTAGTAGAAAGTCCTCTGTCATACTTGTACAAGTCAATTGCACGTGCTGCAGATTTTGGATTGTCACTATTATCATAAAGCCAAGATTGTACTGTACTATCCTGTACAGAAGCCCAGTCATGAAAATCTCCGCTTTCACGAATCTCTTTAAAGTCTGGATGCTTCTTAGCAAGTTCTACTTCTGCCCTATCTCTAGACAAAGAAGATTGTTGTTTTTTTATTTCCAACAATTGTTCTTCCATTTCTTGTTTAGATTTAAGTGTAGCTTCTGTAGTCAATTGCATAACAGAATCATACATATCAGGATAGTCTTTTCTCCACTCTTCTAAATCTTCTTTAGATTTAAAAATAGGTTGAGAAGCAACTGCTTCCTTTTCTTTCTTTAGTTTGAGAACTTCATCTTTGTGCTTAGATATTGTCTCATCATAATGCCGTTTTAAATCGTCATATCGCTTCTTAAAAGCGGCATCTTCTACTCCTACAGGGCGGTCTTCTTTAGGTTTCTTCTCGTCAGTTTCTTCCTTAGATTCCTCGGTAGCTGTTGTTTCGACTTCCTTGTCCATTAAGTTCCTACTCGGATGCTTATATGGAGTCGGAGTTGCGACATCTTCTGTTGCTTCGGAATTTTCTTCTACAACAGGAGTTTCTTTATTGTCTTGTTCCATTTATTCTCCTTCGGGGTGCTGTTGGATTCAGGTCGCCCCCTATATGCAGGGCCTCTATTGAGAGGGTGGCTGCGTCATCATTCCCTGACCTTGTGTAGGTGCAGGGCTTTCTCCTTGCGGTGAAACTTGTGGTTCAGGTATAGCTTCTTGCATTACCATACCAAACTCTTGTCCAAATACTTTAGACATAAAATCTCTAAACTGTGGTACGTTTAGTTGTGTAATTAATTCTATTTCTTGCTCTTCAAGATTTTGTAAATTATTTGAAACTTCTCTGGCTGATACAGTTAGTTCCATAGGTTGAGCAGCAGCAGGAGATGTGTCAACATCTGCTCCCATCATACCTTGTCTCATTTCTTCTTCCATATTTTATCTCCTACTTATTCTTCATAAAGTTTTTTCTAAAACTACTTAAATCTTTTGATAATTTTTTAAAGTCTTTTGTTCTTTGTTGAGATGTTTTAAAACCACCTTGTTTTGCTCTATTTTCTTTTTCAGTTTTTCTTTGTGCTGCTTTTCTAGCTATTTCTTCAGGCCTATTAATATCACTAGCTATTCTTGCTGCTATTTTTCTATCTTCTTTTGCACTTGTTCCTTGCATCATGTCATTGCTTTCTTCTATAGTTTGTTTTGCTTTTTCAATTTTTCTTTGTTGTGCTCGTATATCACCATCTATTTGGTCATCTGTTCTTTCTTCTCTATATTTTGTAGAATTTGCTATTTGTTGTAATGCTTCTGTAGCTGCTGTAATCTCTAAATTTGCTACATCAATATTTCTTTGTAATTGTCCAAAAGTATCTGCACCTGTAAGTTTACCAAAATCTTTTGAAGGTTTATCTTTATTAAAATAATTTAAAAGGTCATTTGCTATTTTTGGTAGTATTGGTCCTTTTTCGAAGTAACCTTCTACTACTTCTACTATTGCTCCAATCATATCTCCTGTTACCTCAGATGGTTTTGGAGATGTTGCTACTATTCTATAATACTTTCCATCTGCAGATAGTGTATAATCTTTATCTACTCTTTCTTGCCCATATACTGTTTGTAATCTTTTTATTTCAGGGTCATCAGTTGCTAAACCTTGTTTAGATATTTGAACTCCTCTGTTTCTATATTTTTGATTTAATAAACCTACCTTTGATGCAAATGCTGCTCCATGCTCTTCTTCTAATCTTTTCATAGCCATACTATTTAGTCCACCTGCATTTATTGCACCTTCTGCTCTACTTAATGCAGATTTATAACCATCTATAATTCCTTCTTTAGAAATTTTAGGACCAGTGAATGTTGGTCTATTTTTACCTCTATCTTGTTGAGGTTGTTGTTCTATTAATTGACATACACCATTAACTAATCTATATCCCGGAGGGCATGGGTCTGTTTTAGGTTGTTCAACGATAGGAGAGGGTGTTGAAGTACCCGGTCCTGCCTCCATTATACCTGTTCCTTGTGGTGGTAAATTAGATACTTGTGGAAGCATTGGTGCTTCTATTTGTTTTAGATTTCTAGGATAACCTTGTTCTTCTGTTCCATATTGCACTACTGCATCTGGCCCTACATATTTTTGACCTGTCATAGTCATAATACCATCTGTTGCAGAATCATACACATTTTGTGTTGTACTAACTGTAGATGCATTAGCACTAAAAGGAAACATAATTCCTTGTGATTCTTTTTCTAATTTTTTTTGTAGGTCAGATAGTGCGGACATTTATTTAAGCTGTTCCTTGAGGTTCATTATCTGGTGCAGTAAAGCCGCTTTCCCCTGCAACTTGTGGAGTTCCGACTCCGATGTTGCCACCTCCAGACCCTTGTGTGTCTGTAATATTTGCTCCTGCAGGTACTCCGTTAGTAGGTCCCATGCCACCTTGTTGTGGGTTAGGGCCTTGAGTTTGTTGATTTCCATTTGCTTCTCCCATAAGTTTCATAAATATTGCTGCTTGTTCTGGGTCATTAACAACTTGGTCAGGGTCTACATCTAACGACTTTGCAATCTCTTTAATAATACTATGCCATTTTACAAAAGGTGCTAAGAACTGATTTGATGCTACTTGCATAAATGTCATTAATCTTTGTGACCTTACTTCTTTCATCATTAAAGAAGATGTACCTCTTGCTTTAACTCCTAAGTCACCTTGTATTTCTGGAATATCTTTATTAAATTGCATATTCCATTGATAGAAAGATTCACCTAATGGCTTTAATAAATAATCATCTATGTTTTTAATTACTGTTTTAATATTTAAAGCTGCAGCACCCATTAACATAGACATACCTGATGCTGTTCTTGTTGTAGACTGTATACCTGTTTGTCCATGTGAATAAGATGGTATACCTGTGGATTCATCTGCTAGTTGTCTAAACCTATCAAACATTTGCATATTTTCTGGTGCAGTGTTTGGGAATCTTAAACCATGTATAGCTTGTCCTGTTTGTCCACTTTGTCTTCTAAAAATTTTTCCCGGATAAACTGACATGTCCTGACCGGGTACTAACATAGTTTCATCTACGTCAAATACTAAATTTCCTGCTAGTGCTAAATTATCAATAGCCATTCTTGCATGACCATTCATAATTGTTTGTGCGTCATCCATATTTTCTGGAATACCTACTCCAAAGAATTGATATGGATTAATTTCATAAGGTGCAATCATAAAAGGTATTCTTGCAGGAGTAAAAGGATTTAATACTAATCTTAGTATATGTCCATTACATATCCATGCATTAATTTGCACTTCGTCTAATTCTGTTTTTAAATCTGTGGGGATATCGATACCAGTTTCTTCTACAAAGTCTTTGTCCATTGTACCCCAATACTCTAGGACTTCGTATCTATTCTTACTAAACTCTTCTTGATTTTCTCTATCATATAATGCTGTTTCATAACTTCTTGTTTCATAATTAGAACCTACTGCTAAACAATCTTTAATTGCACTTTCTCTAAAGAAAGGTCTATTAGCTAAATCTCTAAGTTGTGTTCTATTATATACGTGTCTTTGTATAACATAGTCTGCATCATCAATAGTAACAGCATCTGGGTCAGGATAAAAATCCCAACAACTAACTGCTTCTACTCTTGGAACTAATTTATTAATAGGTTTATATTCTCTTTCACCTTCTTCGTTTAGTTCCCATTTATGTTCTGCTTGTTCATAGTTAAAAGGTCCTTTAAGAATACCTGTACCTAATAAACACATTTCAAATAAAACATGTCTCATTACAGATATTGCATGTGACTCTTCTAACTGGTCATGGATTAAAGTTTCCATGTTTTTAGCTGCCTCATTTGCAGGTTCTATTTGAGGCATTGATTTTAAATCAGGTGCTGCACCTTCTTCAAATCCTGCTTTTTCGTATTTACTTTTTAAACCATTTAGTATTTCATCTGCAGTAGCACCCGGAGATATTTCTCTACCATCACCTTCAAAACCATAGATGTCTTCCATTCTTTCATCTTGTTGTTTTAAGTTGTCGGGTTTTATGTGTGCGTATTTAGCTACACCTAAAGGGTCTGAAGTAGGTTGTATTCCAATAGGAAACTTACCTTGTGAAAATAACACTTCGATAAGCTGTCCATAAGAAGCTAATACTTTAGTCTTTGTTACCTTAACAAATACTTTAGACTTCTCTGAATCACGAAAAGCCATATCAGAACCATAGATTCCTCTATAGTTTCTGTAAGACCTTAACCATCTTTTTTCATCATATAGACGTGCCTGTTCTGCTTCTTTTAATCTAGATTCAATTAAAGAACCTAGATTACTATAAGAATCATCTTTAGCATCATCTAATGATTTTACTTCATCAGTTTCAGATAAGCCACTACTGCCTATATTACTATGTGGCATTTATATTTCCTTAGTAATCTCTTTCGTCCGCCATTGAGAAAACTTTTTTGTCTACAGTATTTTTTGCTTTTCTACCTGCTGTTACATCTGTTTCACTGTAATCATCTGCAGGTAAAGCTGTAGCACCCTTTACAACATTAGTTTTGGAATCGCCCTGCTTTGAGGCTTCGTTTCCATACATGTTTTCAGGAAGTTCTCCTTGCTTGTATTGTTTCATTATTGCCATTTTATTTGTCTCCTTTTAGTTGTTTCTGTATGTAAGGTAGTAACCAAGGGTTGTCTACATATACAGTTGTTAGTCCATTCGCAAGAGTATTGCAAATTTTTTCTTCTTCTTTATCATCTAATTCTATTCCCCATTGATATACTATAGCATGAAGTATTTCATGTATTAAAGTATTAGTATGAGATATGTCATCTTCTGTTGATGATAAAGCTATCATTCCATCCGATGCAAGAAACTGTCCATTTATTTCATTGCACTTTGATACGATAGAATCTAAATTTTTTATCTTATAGTTTCTATATCCTATTTTAATATCTTTCATTAATATCCAAACACACTATCTGCCGGTGCTGCTCTTTTAGGTTCGTTTACTTTATCTATAAAATCTTGTTTAATAGGATGTATTGGTCTACTCATACAACCATATCTTAGTGCATCGTAAGCATGGTCTTCTGCATGTGTATTTACATCTTCAGGATTATTTTTATCTACTGGTAACATAGGTAATGTTCTAATTAAATTAATACAATTATCTAAAATAAATAATGAAGGATATCCTGTCTCTTCATCTGGTCTTAATCTTTTATGTATTTCTAATTTACCGGCTACTCTACTTCTAGGACTTCTATCAGATGGCCTCCAACGACAACCTTCTAGTATCATAGTCTCTGCAATACTTGGTCCTATATCACCTCGTCTTGCCCAAGTAGAACTATCAAGTACACCATATCTAATATACTCACCTTGTTCTGCTTCTAAAACTTTTCTAGCAAATAAATCTGCTGTAACTTTTTGTGTATATAATTCTCTGTAAACAAATAAATTATTATCAAAGTCTATTGCTATCCATAAACAACAAGCCGGTGAACTATAACCCCAGTCACATGCTCTAAATCTCATCCAGTTTCTAGGAATATCAAAAGGTTTAATAACGTGTACATCTTTATTAAACTCTGGAAAAGATGAATCTTCAAATGCTTCCCAGTTACCTTCTAAGAATTGTTTTCTTTGTACTTCTGGTAGTGAAGCTAACATAGCATAATAATCATCAGTCTGCATAAGATAAGGATTATCTTCTAGTTTAGCAGGAATAAATCTTCTAGATATTTGTTTAACACCATTAGGAGTTTTAATATCTATATCAAATTTTGTATTAGGTATTGCAGGGTCAACAAACATATTTTTAACCCACATCGAACCTACGTTTCCCGGATTACCTGTTGCTCTCATGTAAACAGGAATGTCTGGGTCTACACTTCGTAAAGAGGACCGAAGAAAATTATAGATATCTTCGGTAGGGTATTGCGGTAATTCGTCTATGCCTATCCAAGTATATGATTGTCCTTGGTAGCGAAGAGCATCAGTTAAGTTTTCCGCATATCCAAATTCTATTCTAGCACCTGAAGGAAACTTCCATTCTTTTTCTTGCTCTCTCCATTTAGCACCGGGATAAGCTTTTGAATATAATTGTTGTGAGTGATTAATTAAATCTCTCAACTCAGGCATTGTACGTCTAATTAATAATGCTCTGTGTTTTTGTTTGTGACAATAACGTAGTGGGTCAACCAACATTGCGTATGATTTACCACCGCCTCTTGCTCCACCATAAAATACTTCTCTTTCTGAAGCTGCTAAAAATTGTGTTTGTGGTCCTTCGTTTGCTTCAAAGATAACTTCTCTATCTTTAATAGCTTCTCGAATATTAGGAGTAGCTTCATCAATCTTATTTTGTTCAATGACTTGTTGTTTACCTTCAAGCACATTGTCTATATCTTTTATTTTACTTTTTGTAGACCAGTAATTATCTTGGGCTTTTTTTAAATCTTGTTTTCTTTCACGTAATAAATCTTGTGCAGACTTACGTGCTTTCTTTTCTTTAATAGTTAAAGGAGTATTTAAATCTTTTACTCTTCTTCTACCAGACTTTTTTGGTTTAGGTTCGCTTACCAACCTTTATGTATAACCCTCTTTAGCACTTCTCTTAACCCCATACCTGTCAGCTTTCTACCTGTATTGTGGGATAACCATTCTGCAGTTTCTCTGTATGAACAATTATTTTCTATAAACTTTTTTGCTTTCTTAATAAGTTCCATATGGTCTTCGTTTTGTATTAAAAAGTCAGGGTCATCTTCTGATATTTCATAACCATAAGGAATTACTCTAGCATTTTTTCTTCTTGCTATTTTAATTTTTTCTTCACTCATTATCTTTAGGTGGTAAAATAAAAACTCCGTGTTGTACTTTAGCAGTTATATCTAATTTTTCTCTTTTAGATAATCCTACTCTATCTAATATTTGTTTGGCTGCTTCCATTCTAATATTAGCACCGGGTAGGCTTCCGTCTTCATCTAAAGCATTTATCATTCCCATACTTGCTCTAGGTGCAAAAGCAGCTAACTGTTCTTCTGCTCTTGTAATAATTTCTTCTTTTAAGGCTCTTAGTGGTTGATGATAATCTGCATATCCTGCTATATCACCTGCTGTTCTAGGATTACCTTGTGCTTCGCCAAACAAAGCTGTTAAAAATGTTTCTTGCTTTTCTGTTAAAGCTACTTCTTTTTTATTATCAGGAACTAACATTGCGGACCTTTTGTAAATGTTTTTCTGTTTTTTCTTTTAACCATTCGGGAGTTTTTCTAATACCTGCTTTTTCTTCTGCCTGTCTTTCTCTCATTCCCTGTCTAGCTGTATGAATCATTTGGTCTCGTTGTTTATGTTCACCTCTTTCTATAAAGGCAAGTCTGGGTGCAGTTATCACCATCTCTACATTTTTATTTCGTAGTGGCTTGGTCCTATCATCATACGATAGATACTCATCCCAGACTTTTCCAGTCTTCTTATTTCTATAAGAATATGTTGGCACTATTTTATTTTTATTGTCTTTGGTTTTTTTTCTTCTGGCAATTCTTGTTTTAAAGTAATTGTCAAAATACCATTTTCCATAGTTGCATCTGTTGGTTCTGTATATTCTGCTAGTGAAAAAGTCTTAGAAAACTTTTTAGTAGAAATACCTTTGTACAGATAATCTTCATTGTTTGATTCTATTTCGCCATCAACAGTCATTTTGTTTTCTTTAACATTTATGTTAATATCTTTTTTAGAAAACCCTGCTAGTGCAAAATCTATTTTCCATTCTCCATCATCTATCTTTTTAATGTTGTAGTGTGGATATCCTTTGGCATCAGTATTACTTACAATATCTAATGTATCAAAGAATCTATCAAACCCTACTGTGTAGGGCATGTATTTATCTAGTGTAAAAGTCATATATACCTCCTTGCTTTAAGCTAGATATCAACGACCCCGAAGGCATCGTCAAACTTTTTAATTTTCTTTAAACTTTATTTGTGTTACTGTTTCTTCGTTTTTGTTTGCTTTAAAAACATTGCCAGATAGTTTAACCTCTGGCTCCTTTAACAACACGTTGGCTTTTTGGCGGAGACTTCTTCGAACCCGACTTACCTGCCCATAAAACTTTGTTAGCCCAGTACGCAGCACTCGTTGGACCTTTTGCAATATTTTTCCCATGCCTAGCTTTAAAAGATTTCCTAGCTTCTGGGGAATAGTTGTGACCCATAGAAGAGTCACCGAAGCGAATAAGTCGGGGCTTCCCACCCTCGAGTATACCGACTTTACCTTTCTTACCACCTTCAGTGGTCCTGACTGCAGTATTGAATCTTTTAAGTCCATGTTTTTTAAGAAAGTTTTTTCTTTTTTCCGTTTCGCTTAGTGCCATTTTTTTTAGCCTTTAGTTTCCCTACAGCAATCATTACTACTGTTTTATCTTTTGGTTTTTTTGTTTTACTTCCGTATGCCATTATGCTTTTTTCTTTTTTAAATATTGTTCATACAAATTTTTTGTTAAAAAAAAGGAAGGCCCTAGTATAGGACCAAATCTTAAATTTTGTTTAATATAATCTGTTGTTAATGATGTTATTTTAGATTTTGGTTTTTTACTATTTGTACCCGGTCTATTGACACCAGTAGGTGTTTTATTATCATTTTTTCCGGGTCTATTAATATTCTTTCTTTTTTCTTCTTTTAATTTTTGATTTGGACTTCCGCCAGTTTTAGGCGTAGGTTTATTAGGTTTAGGTGTTATTGGTCCAACTCTAAATTTTTTTTCATCAAAAAATTTATCTAAACCTTTATTCTTTTTTAAACCTTTATTAAAGTTATTTCTTTGTAATTGATTAGGACTTGCTTTTGGTTTATTACTTTTATTTTTTTGTAATTGATTAGGACTTGCTTTTGGTTTATTACTTTTATTTCTTTGTAATTGATTAGGGCTTGCTTTTGACCCACTATACTTATTGCTTACGCTGACGCCTCTTCTTGTTCTACCTTGCATTATACTTTACCTTTCATTGCTTTTTGAATAGCCATACCTCTAGTTTTTTCATAAGATGATATCTTACCATCTTTATCTAGGTCAGCTTTTTGCATATTAAATGTGGCAGTCCGATTGTTTCGATTATCGGACTTACCATTAAATTTCATTTTATTATTGTTCATTTTATAAACCAGTAAATTACTACTATTGCTACTATAATGATACCAATCTTAACATTCTTTTTAAGACCAGTCCATTTACTCCATACCTTATCAATCATTATGATACCCTCCTGTATGCTCTAGTTTTTTTTGCAATGCTTTTCGGTTGCTTCACAAACTGTTTGCCCTGCTTTGTTCCTTGGCGCTTTGCTTTTGTCGTGGCCGCATATTCCGCAGATGTCAGGCTCTTGATGGCTTTCTCTGGTAGATACCTTTCTCCTGTCTTGGAAGACGGCTTCCCAGACTTGGTTCGCCACTTTTGTTTTGACCATGATTTAAGACTTCTTTGAGATTTTGCTAGTGCCATGTTTTTTCTTTAATTGTATTTTTGCTCTCTTTGCTATTGCTGCTTGTTGCGGTTTACCACCAAACTTACTTCGTTGTTCCATAACAGTAAGAATCTGAACTTTCCTAGCATACGGCTTATTAATCTTGCGGACTTTACGAACAGTATTCTTCGCATCCGCAGTCGTGGCGTATTTAATTCCCACTGTGTCTCTAGGATTTTCATCTGTATATAATCTTCTTCCTGAACCTTTTGGTTTTTTACCTGTTCCTACTTTAGGGTCTTTCATTATTTACCTTGTTTATTATATTTTTTATAACTTCTACGTTTATGTTTATTCATAGAAGACATTTTAACTTTGCCATTTCCTATACTAGTTCTTTTAGGAATATGAATTATCCCTGTACTTTCTGTTGGTCGTTTAGCCATTTAATTTAAAATATTCTCTTTGGTATTTATTTAAATCTTTTATAGATTCTATGCTAGAATCATTATCACATAATTTATTATACAAAGTTTTATTGTTTACCCATTCTTTGCCATTCCAAAATTCAAAACCTTTATACTTAGATTTATATTTACTAGTTGTTTCATAACCATAAGACAAGTAATAATTTTTATATTTATTTTTATATGACCAATCAATTTCGTAAAGTGTTGCATATGTTCCTAATCCTAGTTTTGGATTTTCATAATCCCATGCAAACTGTCCTGATAGTACATGCTTGTTATCAAAAACTTTAAACTCTGTAAAAGCTACTGGAGTATCTTTGTAATAGTAAATAAAATATTTCCAATCTATATAATCTTTCTTTTCAAATACTTCACTGTCATTTTCAAAACCTTCTTCATAAAAATTTCTATACTTAACATATTTTTTATATATTGTGGATAATAAATCATAATCAAAACTATTTAATATTTTAACTTTAATATCTTTTTTACGAAGAACATACTTTTGTTTTTTACTAAACTCTACTTTATTTAAAACTAATCTTGTGTTCCTAGCATTTATCCAAGTTAAGTTTTTTAATTCTGTGTAATACCATGATAAAGGAATCCATCCGTTTTCAAAAGCATAATCATATTCACTATTTTCAAACTCTGCTAGGGGTAGAGAGTAAATTAAATCGTAGTTAGTTAGTTTACCTGTAATGTGGTCAAAGAATAATTTCACTCAGGACGTTCAAACTGAGTCATGTAGGAATCATCAGTTGTCGTATCTTCTTCTCTAGTATTTTCTACTGTATAAAAGTTTTGGTCTATCTTATATCCCGGATTTTCTGTTAGTCTTTTATCCATATAGGCATCATCATACCAAATGGTTCTATTATTAGGGTATGCAAAAAAGTTACCATCATCCATTCTAAACATATGAGCACATTTGTGTTCTGGGTCTTCACTAAAGTTTGTATCTAACATCCCTGCTTTATTTTCCCATGCCCAGTCTATCGTAAACATGTAAGTGCCTTTTCTTTTAACACCTTTATAGTCTACAAGTTCTGCTCTACAGTTCGCTAATCTATTTCTTCTTTGTACATCCACGTAAGGTGAAAAACAATCCCAGTATTGGTGTATATTTAAATTATGTTTCGGTGCATCTTTCTTCCAACAGAAAGCATGGATAGGTCTTCGTGTCCAGTTTACTCCATTAGGTAATAAACATTCAAATAATAAGGCTCTTCTTTCTAAACTGTTTACTGTGTGTACATCAGCAAACGTATATTCACCATGACCCTTTTCATGGTCGAATAAATATTCATTTCTAATGTAGGCACTAAAGGGTGGTAGGTTATGATTTAGATATGCCATTTATTTTTATCTTAAATTTAGGAATCTTTTTTATAAAATCTCTTCTCAGTCTAATATTCAGCATTTTATTCAAACATTTCTTTTCATAGAAGTTTTGAAGCTGATATATTAACTCCATAAGCTTTGCATCAGACTTATTGTGGCTGATAAACAAAACATCTTTATCAATAATCTTTAAATCAGTAGTATTAGAGCCAAAATAATTATCAAAGTGTACCCCTGACTTGGAGGTAACACCTATGTAGAACTCCCCTGTTTCATAATTAGTCTTATATACTTTGTATAAAGGTTTTTTAGGGATTACTTGTACCCGCCACCCGCTTTTTTATAAGAAGATGCTAACAGTTGGGCTTTCCTCGCACTCCACTGGCCCGGTTTTCCACCCTTTGACCCTGCTTTAATACGATTAAACATAGCCTTACGCATGGTAGGCTTTGTATAGTTCCCTGCTTTGTTTACTGTTGACTTTGATTTCATTGATTTTTGTAGGCTATTCATCGTAATGCCCTATTTATGTATGTATGTAAGTGTGGCTTATTGATTTTTACAGCCTATACCTTCTATTATACCGGCCTACAGCATCTTGTCAAGTACTTTTTAATCTTTTTTTTATTTTTTTTGTGCAGTTAAAACAATATTAGTATGTGTTTACATTATGTTACATTTATTAAGATACTATATGACGATTAATGTTGACAAAACGCTGTGGACTGGTATAATATATAGTGTAGGCGTAGCCCACCCTTACATGTAGAATCCATATATTGCATATTGTAGAAGGATGTGCTACATGTGGAAGATGTACTTTCAATCCTTATCCCAATATTTTAGTTTGTGTACGTATATATATACACACACACCCCCCCATGGCCCATGCATACCCCCTATATATGGTATTGCATTTCTGCAACATACTACATCTAGTCTCTTATTATATATAAAAACTATATTAGAACAGAATACGAACATAATAATAAATAATACTTTCATCATTTTAAAAGATAACCATAGACCCTTAACAAA